TGGGCGGCCGTGAACTCGCACCAGGCGCGCCAGCGGCCGGCGTCGGCGTCCAGGCTGGCCAGCTGGCGGCCGGCTTCCTTGCAGGCCCATTCAACAGCGGCCATCCAGATGCCTTGCGCACGCGCGGCGCCCTCGTTCAGGAAGGCGCCGTCATGGCGCTGGGTGGTGGGCAGGCCCTGGCCGGTAATCACGCGCTGAAGCTCGGCCAGCTCGGGCGCGCGGATCACGCGCGGCGCGTAGATCGTGCGCAGCAGCTGCGCCAGGTTGGCGGGCGCGGTCACTGGCCGCCTCCGTTCTCGGTGGCGATCAGTGCGTCAGCCATGATCCAGCAATCGCGCGCGATCGCGCGGGCGTACTCGGTCGGCTCGATCGGGCCATGCTCGGGGCAGGCCTGCATGCTGGCCAGGTAGCCCTGCATCGCCTGGCCGGCGTACAGCTGGCGGATCGTCAGGCCCGGCACCAGGGCCATGTGGCCGGGCGCCAGGACCTGGCCATCAGGCGCCAGGATGTTAAGGTCGCTGTCGTTCGTGAACTCGGTGGGGAAAACGGGGCGGTTGTCGGTCTTCATGCTGCGGCCTCGGCGCCAGCCAGGTGCTTCTTGATGCCGTAGTAGACAGCTTTGCATGCGCGGACGTCGACCATTGCATCATGGGCGCCGTCCAGGGTCTTGCCGGTGAAGTGGGCGTAGGCCTCGGCCAGGCTGGCCGTCTTCTTCTTGTCGCCGGCCGGCCTCGAGGCGTTGACGATCTTGGTGCTGCCGCCTTGGGTGCAGTAGGACGGCGCCGCCTTCCAGTGGTCTTCAAAGGCCACGCCGTTGTGCAGCTGGTTCGCGAACGTGGGGCTGCGCACCAGCTCGATGCGCACCAGGCGCGCGTCGAATTTCTCATTGTGGGCCGCGCGCAGGCCGGCGCGCTTCCACAGCTCGATGAACTCGGGAATAACCAGGTCGGCGGCCACGCCTTTGACAAGCGCCAGCTCGGTCGTGGTGCCGGTCAGCTTGGCCACTTCCTCGGGGATGGTCCAGCCGCACGGCAGGATGAAGTGATTCAGCTCGGCGATCGTTTCGCCGGTCGCTTCAATGCACAGCTCGGCGGCCAGCTGGAACACGCGCGGCTGGCGCTCGTCGGTGCTGCGCTCGCCGTACAGCGGGATGCCGGTACATTCGACGTCGTAGAACAGGATGGTAGTTGCTGCGGTCATATCGGGGCTCTCTTAGTGTGGAAGGGCGGAGGCGTCCGCCCGGCGTGCGCGCTCGAGCGCGTCGTTGTAAAGCTCGGGGTCCATTTCGATGCCGACCAGGCGCAGGGCTTCAACCTGAAGCTCAAGGCGGTTCACCCAGCAGCTGGTCGCCCATACCAGGGCGGCCTGGTAGTCGTCGGTGCCGGGCAGGCCGGCGCGCTGCATGCAGTTGCGCAGCGCCAGGATATTCGTCTGGAAGGGTTGGAAGGGATGCATGGTCAGCCTCTCGGCCGCCGGCTGGCCAGCTCACAGGTGCAGTTGTCGCCCTGGCTGCAATTCTGCGTGCATGGCGATTCGGGCAAGCTGGCCACCAGGTCGCCGACCAGCAGCACGATCGCCACCACGATCAGGCCGCCGGCGGCCAGATCGAGGCCGAACAGCAGCGCCAGCGCCGCGGCCAGCAGGATGCACAGGATGGTCTTCATGCGGGCACCAGGCCCAGCAGCTGCTGCGCTCGAGCGCGCAGGCCTGGAATGTTCGGCTCGGCGCCGTTCGGCAGCTCGGCGATCGCGCGCGCGAACTCGCGCCAGGCGTCCGGAACATCCGGCTCATCGAAGTCCGCCACCAGGTGCGCCTGGCGGCCGGCCTCGAGGCGATCGGACTGGCGGCGGCGCTGCTCGCCCAGCTGGCGGGTGAAGACTTCGCGCGGCGCGCGCTCGCTCGGCACGCCGATCGCGCTGGCGAACATGGCCACGTCGGACGGCTCCATGATGACGACTTCGACCTGGTGCTCTGCCTGGGTGCCAGGGATGCGGAAGGGCAGCGTGTCGCGGCGGCCGAACGTCGCGGCCAGGTTGAACAGCTCGAGCTCGGTGCGCGGCTTGGCGGGCGTGGTTTGCATGATTGCCTCTCTCAGGTTGGCGCCCGCCGGCGGCGGGCTTTGTGCGTTAGATGGTACCCATGAGTGCGCGGGTGTTGCGCACTTGCTCGACAGTTTCGTAGGTGACGGCGCCCATGCGCTCGATGTCCAGGTCGACGGCGCGCATGGCCGCGGCCATCGCACGGAACAGGGACGGCATCGGCGACACGGTGCGGATACGCAGGCTCGGGAACGGCAGGGCCGGGGCGGTGGTGCGGGCGTAGATCATGGCGCGCACCTTAGAACAGGTTGAAGGGGAAAGCCGGGGCCGCCTCGATGGCGCCCACGGCGATGATGCAGACCAGGATGCCGATGAAGTTGACGGCCGGGTAGGTCTTGGAAACGTAGTTCAGGTCTTTCAGCAATTGCAGCATGGTGTCCTCTCGCTTGTTATTGATTTGCAACAAGGAGAGTATATTGCAGGGCTTAGGTCATTGCAATATCTTTCTGTACGATCATGCAGGCACTTCGCCAATCATATCCTCGAGCGCGGCGCCGGCGGCCGTGATCGCGGTCTTGTCCAGGTCGACCAGGTGCGGCCAGATTTTGGCCTTCTGTTCGTGGGCGGTGCGCTTGCTCACACCGATGCGCTCGGCGGCCCGGCCGATCGTCTTGCTGCGCTCGAAATACTCCTGCACGATCGCGTAGCGTAGGCGGTGCTCGGTCCTGGTGCTGGGAACGAATTGCTCGGCCCAGCTGGCCAGCGTCATGATCGCGCCCTTGTAGGCGTCCAGGGGCTTTTCGCCACCACAGGAACAGCACGGCTCCACGCGCTCGGAGAACCTGGCCACGATGCAGGCGCGATGCAGCGGAGAGAGCTTGTCGACGCGCGCCAGGATGATGCCGGCCTGCGCGGCGCCGTCCAGCGCCACCAGGCCCTTGCCGCTGCCGATGCCGGCGCCGCCACCAGCTTCAGCTGCCGCGCGCCGTAGTTGCTTGGCCATCGGCGTCTGCGCGTACTGCTGCGAGCTGAAGCGAATCGCGAACATCAGTGCATCGTGTGGGTTCCTGAACAATTCCATCGTTGTATCTCTCTGTTATTATCGGGGCTCGGCCTTTATCGGGGCTCGAGACTTTCACCTTCTTGGGGCCGCCGGCGAAGCGGCCCCTTTTCTTTATGCTCGAGCGAAAGCCGGCAGGCGTTCACGGCTGGCATAGTGGCGCACCAGCACGGCCGTCAGGATCACGCCGCCCAGCAGCGCGGCCACGGCCAGGCCCAGCGCCAGCACGGCCATGTTGTCGCTGTCCTCATCCTTGCCGCTGAACAGCTTGCCCACGTTGGCCAGCGCCTGGCCGATGCCGTCGCTGGCGCCGTACAAGTTGTGTCCCATCGCGATCGTGTTGTAGCCGGCTGCGGCCGTGCTCGACCAGCTGCGCTCACGGATCGCCACGCGCCAGCTTTCCACCAGGATCACAAGGCCCGTCGACAGCGCCGGCACGATGATGAACAAGTACCACAACGACACGGCGCCCTGCGCTACGGTAGGCGGCAGCTTGCCGGCCAGGTGCAGCACGGTACCGAACAGGAACCCGATCACGCTGGAAAAGCCGACCGCGGCCTGGACGGCGCCGCACCAGGTCAGCAGGCGGCCCCAGCCGCCCAGCGCCTTCGCCTCGTTCCAGGCCCGGCCCACGGACCAGCAATTGGCCCAGCTCACAACAAAATTCAGCAACAGCATCAGCAGTAACATGCCCATCGTTTTATTCTCCCTAGTCTAGTTTGGCCGCCCTCTGGCGGTTGCCGAAAGGATACCCGTAAAGTTTCCTATTCGCATCAGGTTTAGACGGCATCTTCCTCGGTGTAGACGTTTCCTGTTGCAAGGCTGTCGTGCATGCGGTTCAGCGCCTCGAGCACGTCGGCCTTGCTGGCTGCTTGCAGCTGCACCTGGTGGATTTCCAGCACCTCGCGAATGGCCGCGGCGGCCTCGCCATCGAATCCCCAGCGGCCGGTCCTGCGCTGGCGCAGCTGGGCGCGCCAGGCGCCGGCCATCGCGTCCTTGATGCGCGGGTACCATTCCTCGGCATAGCCCAGCTCGGTGAGGATCATGGCCACGTTCAGGTTCTTGACGATCACGCCCCACGTTTCTTCGTTGCCGTAGCCGGCCAGCATGGTCGACAGGCAGAGCCAGGCGTCAGTCTCGAGCTCATGGCGCGCGCGCCGGTCCATCGGCAGGCCCATGTTGTCGTTCACGCGCTTGAGCTCGGCCGCCACCTCGCGCAGCGCCGACGTCGGCCGCGGCCTGGTGGTCGGGTCGAAGCGTTCGCCCATGCGCGGTGTAAGCCGGGCATCGTATTCGTTGGTCAGCAGCGCGCCCACATGGGCCAGGGCCAGCTGCGTCAGGTCCAGGGTGCTCTTGCCGCATGCGCGCGCCTTCAAAATCTTCATGGTCAAACTTCCTTGATGTGTATTCCGTGCACCGTCGCCATCAGGTGCTTCTTGTTCCGGTAGCTGGCCAGCTTGCGCGTCGGCTCGCTCTTGGCGTCCTCGACTACCAGCTGGCCGTTCTCGATGTAGGTGAAGTCGGCGTAGTAGCGCAGCGCGGCCTTCTTCTTGGCCTCGCCGGCCAGGTGCACGGCCGGCGCCAGGATGTAACGCACCTGGCGTTTCAGGTCCTGGATCACGCCGGCCGCGGCCAGCTGCTCGAGCTCGCGCCACCTGGTGGCTTCCTTGCGGCTGTCGAACAGCTGGCCATCCTGGTCGACCTTCACGTTGTTGAATTTCGATCGCTTCGCCGGCGCCGCGGCGCGCTTGGCCTGCGCGGCCAGGTGCGCCTTCAGGATGCGATCGCCCCAGCGGGTCATTGCCTGGTCGTGTTCGTGGTGCGGGCCTGGTGCGCGGCCAGCTCGCGCGCGCGCTCCATGTTCACGATGCCGACCTCGATGCTTTCCTTGTGGCCGTGCATGTACAGGACCGGCGCGCCGTTGAAAGCGGCGATGTAGCGTTCCAGGTCCTGGGCCGTCACCTCGACCACTTTGCCGCCGTTCAGCTTCCACAGCGCGGCCATCAGGATGCGGTCGCGCATGCCCTCGGTCTGTTCCAGGATCGGGGCTTCGTTCAGTGCTTGCATGTTCTTCCTTCGATGATGATGCGGGCGCCCAGCTCGAGCGCCCGCGGGTTGATTTAGCCGACCGGGTTATGGCCTGGCGGCTTCGGTGCAGCGGCACCCGGGTCCGGCCGGCGCAGCGGTGCATCAAAAGCGGCGATGCGCAGGGACAGGATGCTCGAGTAGCTGGACATCAGGGAAAGCTGGTCATCCAGGCGGCGCAATTCTGCACCGTCGATGCGCTTGGCGAACGGCGAAGCCACGAAGGCGCGCAGCTTCTCGATCTTCTCGTCCAGCTCCCACTTCTCCACGAAGACACGCACCTGGTGCGGCTCGTAGCCGTCCGCCTCGAGCTGCTTAACGGCGTTGGCGCGCTCGAGCTCGGCGGTCGACACAGTGGGCGCTTCGGCCAGCGTGCGGCCCAGCTGGCTCGCCAGCACGTAGCCCTCGAATTCCCACAGCTTTTCACGCGCCAGGCGGGTCGCGGTGGCGATCGCGTACTGGCGGCCCAGCTCGGCGTCGAAGTTCTCGGGGCTGACGGTCGCTTCGTGCCCGATCGCCACCACGAAGCCACCAGGCAGGCGCGCGGTTGCGACGGTGCTGGTGGTGCCCGGGATGCGCGCGGTTTCGTAGGTCAGGCTGGCCACCAGGATGTTGATGCGTTCCTCGGACACGCTCGGGCCCTTGGTCGGCGCCGGCGTGGCCTTGGCCAGCAGCTGGCCCAGCTTGGCCTGTTGCGCCTGGTCGATCGACGTGGCCGGGATCGACGGCAGCGCCATCGACGGGTGCACCTGGCTGGCGGCGATCGTGTCGGACAGGACCGGCACCTGGTCGCGGTCCAGCACCACGTCGAGCACTTCCAGGATGATCCAGTCATCGGCCTGTGCGTCGGTTCCACTCGGCGCCCACGTACTCACGCGGCCGTCTGCGCCCTTCAGGGCCATGTAGGCGTTGTACGGTACCGGCTTGTCGCCGAAGTGGGCCTTGGCCAGCCTGGTCTGTGCCGGGTAGGCGTTGGCCGGCACCAGGTACACGAACATGCCTTTGCCGTTCCAGCCCTTGCGCGCGATCGCCTTGCCCAGCTTCAGGGCCTCCATCGCCAGGCCGAACGGCACGCCATCGGTGCGGCGGTACGCGGCCTCAAATTGCTCCTTCGGGCTCCACGACACGTAGCCGGCATAGCCGGGCACGTTGGGCTTGCCGCCGTCCTGGTACTCGACCAGGTAGCCGTCGTCGGCCGGGTTCTCGTCGGCCGGCACGGTCCAGCCGCGCAAAGTGTTGTAGTGCAGCCGGGTCATAGGCTGGGCGTGGACGATCTTGGTGCCGATGAATTTCATGGGTATCTTCGCTCCGGTGTATTTCATGGGATCAGTTCGGCAGGATGATGCCGGCGGTGGGCGCCTCGAGGCCGTCCGCTTCGGGCGCCTGCTCGGCCGGCTCGGTTTCGATCAGCGATTGCAGGATGAAGTCAGCGATGCGGTCGTAGTCCTCGCGGGTGCGGGTCGTTTCTTCGCCGGCCAGGCCTTCGGCCAGCTCGAAGGCGTGCATGCCTTCGTTGATGCGCTCGAATCGCTCCGGATCGGTGGCGGCCAGGCCGGCGAACTCGGCCAGGGCGCGGTAACGCATGGCGTCGGTCGGCAGGCCGCGCACCTTGCGCACCAGGTCGACGTGCTCGCCGTGCAGGGCCTCGGCGTAGGCGTGCGACAGGACGTGTCCAGGGTCGAACAGGCCGCCCGGCAGGATCGTGTGCATGCTCAGTTCCTGGTCCTTGCTCTCGCTGCTGCCGATCAGGATTACCACGTCGGAAGCGGCCAGGCGCTCGAGGAAGTCCGCCGGCAGCTGGCCAGGGGTGTCGCTCTTGACGATGCGGCTGTTATCGGGGGTCTTGATTTCATGGTCTTGCATGGTGCTGCTCTCCTTCAGGGTTGAAAAAATCGTTATGCGGCTTTGTCGGCCGTGTTGGCGGCGGCCAGGCCGGCCAGGGCCAGGTTGCCGGTTTGCTTCAGCTTGGCCAGCTGCTCGCGCATTTCCTGCTTGCGGGCGTCCAGCTGCTCGGGCGTCAGCTGCACGCCTTCGGGCACGGTCGGCGGGATGTACGGGCGCTCGAGCTTCTCGGGGATCGGCGTCATGGTGTAGTCGCGGGCCTGGTCGGTCGGCATATCCACCTCGCCCAGCGCGACACGGATGCGCAGCACGAAAGCCTTCTGTCCTTCGCCCTGGCGCGGGGTCAGCGGCGGGTCCAGCATCAGGCCGGCGGCCTTCATGCTGTCCGGATCGGCCCACCAGTTCGGCGGCAGCTTCGGCGCCGGCGCGGTGTACGGGCGCACCTCATCGAGCCAGCGGCCAGCACGCAACCAGGTCGCCGGGTGCGGGATGAATTGGCCGTCATCCTTGCGCCAGTCGGCGCCGTCCTTCTGCTTCTCGATCGCGTTCAGGATCAAGGCCTGCAACACGGTGTCGTTGTCGATCTTCAGCTTGGTCCAGGCCTTGTGTGCGTCGGCCTTACCCTGGCGGCGCGGATAGGCGGCCCAAAACTGGTCGAACGGTTTCACCTTCTCGGGTTCAGGCTCGCCAGGATCGTCTTCACCGCCCTCGCCGGCAGCGCCAGCTGACGAAGGGGTTAAGGTTTTAGGTTTACTCTCCTTCTCCCTCTCCTTCTTCTTCTTAGGGTGTTTCGTGGCGTTACCTGGCGTTACATGCGTTTCACCGTTGCCACCTTGACCACCATCGCCACCAGCTGCGCCGGCATCGCCTAAGCCCTTGTTTTGTTGGGCTTCTTTCTCGGCCTTCTTCCTGGCGCGCATGCGCTGCACGCGCTCGGTGCTCGAGCCAGGTGCTTCATTTCGTTCACGCTTTCCTTGCCGATCTTCCCACTTCGTTACGTTGCCATCTTCGTCCAGCAGTTTCCGCCGTTTCATGGCGTTACATACCGTTTCAGGGTCCGGCAGCTGCAAGGTATAGGCCATCAGCTCGAGGTCCAGGCCTTCCATGCTGCCGCGGGGTTCGTTCTTCGAGGCGTGCTCGAGCACGTAGGCCCAGGCGCCCACGATGCAGGCCACAGGCAGCTTGCAATCCTCGGCCACCATGCGGAACTTCATATCTGCCGCGGTGCCGCCCCACCACTTGAACCACGGCATACGATCGCCAGCCATATCAAGCCTCGGCTGGGGTCATCAGCTTGCGGGCGCTGGTGCGCGGCTTGCGCACAACTTCGACCTTGGCCGGGCGCGGCTCCTGGCCGGTGATGTAGCGGTACAGCTGGCGGTCTTCCAGGAACGTCATGAGGCTTTCGGCCGTCAGCGGGTTATCGCTCGGCATCTGCGCGCGCTCGAGGCGACAGGCGTATTCAAACGTGATGGCCACTTCGCCGGTCTTGAACTTGGAAATGAGAGGCGGGAACAGGCGGTTGTCGACGCGGTGGAAGTAGGCGGCGCGGCCCTTGCCTTCCTCGAGCCAGGCCACGAAGTGCGCCGGCGGGATATGCGGTGGTGTCTTGGTCATGCTCGATTCCTTGAGGCAGTTTGTGATTCCGGGTTGCATCTTGCTAGATCGTAACTTTAAAAGCAATACCTTTGATGCATAACAGTGCAGAAATTTTTTACAGTGCCACACTCGGGCAAGCTGGGACAGGTTTGCCCGCGGCCAGCAGCAACGAAATACGGACGGGAAGCCACAGCACGAAGCCGGCGTCCCACAGCGCGAACTTCTCGGCCCGGGTGTAACGCATGCCCTGGTCCAGCTCGTTATGGCAGGCCCGGCAGGCCGGCAACGTGTAGTAGTCGTAGGCCTTGATGCCCTTCCCCTTGCCGTGCGCGGCCTGGTTGCTGTGCGCGGGGTCGTGCGCCTGGCCGGTGCAGATTCCAGGAATGCGGAGATAGCACAGCTGGCCCTTGCAGAGCTTGGCCTCGCCGGTCGCCGGCCGCGGGTTGCTGTTGGTCTTGCTGCGCGATCGGATCGGCGCGGCCTGGCGGGCCAGCTGAAGCAAGCCACCAGGTTCGGGCAGCTTGCGCTTGAAGCTGGTCCTGGCCAGGTCCTTCGTGCCCGGCTTCAGGCCGGTCTTGCGTTGTAACGGTGCGTTGCGTTTCACGTCGGGGTTTCCTCCGGGGTCGGGTGCTCGGCCATCAGGCGCTTGATCCAGCGCCGGCGGGTGTCCAGGCTTCGGTCCTCATACCAGTTGCGCACGCGGCTGTAGAGTGGGCCGCAGGCGCGGTCATCCCAGCGCACGCGGCCCTTCCACTCGCATACGGCGCTGCCGTCGCCCTCGGTCGCCTCCTGGGCCGGGAACGATGTGCAGGTAGCGCACACGTCAGGTTCACGCGGGCCGGCCATCGCTTCCTTCCGCCAGGCCTCGCTGGTAGGCCAGCCACAGCGCAGCATCGCGATCGGCCGGCAGGTTCACCAGTGCCCAAGCGTCGAACTTGGCGCGCTGCACGGCGACGTCACAGCGGCCACAGTCCAGGCTCAAGCCGTCCCAGCTTTTCTCTGTGCTGCCGGTGTCGTGGCAATGGGGGCACTTCGGCGCCGGCGTGCTCATTGCTGCGCCGCCTCGGCCTCGGCCTTCGTCATGCACTCGTACAGCTTTTTCACCTTGCTGTAGCCCGGGTCGACCTTCCCATCACGGATGTTGTACAGCGTGCGCTCCGACACGCCGACCGCGGCCTGGTAGCGCGCCCAGCTGGTCGGCGGCGTCTTGGCCAGGTGGTCGCGCACGTAGTCGAGTAGGTCGACCGTTACCGGCGGCGTTACATGCGTTACATCGTTGGCGGTTGCAGTTGCCATAGTTAAACCTCCCTTAGTTGTGGATTGAGCCGCGATGGTATCACAGCCGTTGCAAGATCGTGCGGAAAAATAGCGCAGAAAGTTATTGCAGAACAATCACAGATTCGGATAGCATTACGGCTCAACTCAACGGAAAGGAAGCAACCATGTCGACAGACACGAAGCAGCAAGAGCTGGTGATGCAGCCGGCGCCAGCTGCGGCGCCGATCGTGGCCGCGGCCCACCAGGAAAGCGCCGGTATGCAGCTGCTGCAAAAGGCGATCGAGCGCGGCGCCGGCGTCGATGAGCTGGACAAGCTCATTACCCTGGCCGACCGGCTGCGCGCGATCGCTGCACAACAGGCCTTTACCGCGGCAATGGTCGAGTTCAAGAAAAACCCGCCGACGATCGAGAAGACCAGGGGCGCGTCGGTGAGCTCGAAGCGCGAAGGTGCCAAGGATGCGAACTACAGCTACAAGTACGCGAACCTGGCCGACGTCTGCAATGCGATCGTGCGCCAGCTGGCCGCCCTCGGCATCACGCACAAGCACACCTTCAACCAGGACGGCAGCGGCGTCACCATCAAGTGCACGCTGACGCACCTGATGGGGCACAGCGAAAGCGCGCAGCTGACGGCCCACGGCGATACCAGCGGCGGCAAGAACGGCCTGCAAGGGATCGGCTCGACCATCACGTTCCTCGAGCGTTACACGCTGCTGGGCGTGTGCGGCCTGGCGCTGGATGACGAATACGACGACGACGGCGCCAGCGGGATCACGGAGGCCGAGCGCGGCGAGCTGCAAAAGGAAGCGGCAGCGATGCGTCAGCGCGGCCAGCGCCAGAGCCCAGCACAGACCGCAGGCCGCGATCGCAAGGCGCCGCCGCCCGAGGACCTGCTCGAGCAAGCGCGCAAGGCGGCCGACCACGGCCATACGCATTTCGGCAAATACTGGCGCGAGCTGACGGAGGCCCAGCGCGGTCAGCTGATGCCGGAAATGAATAACCTGACGGAGCGCGCCAGCGCCGCGTCGGCCCAGCTGGCCGCGGAATCGGGCAGCAAATAATGGCCGTCCGCTTCATCGACTGTGTGCAGGGTTCGCCCGAATGGTTCAAGGCCAGGGCGGGCCATGCGACGGCCAGCCGGTTCGCCGCGATCATGGGCACCAAGGAAGCGCGGAACCGCTATATGTGGGAGCTGGTGGCCGAGCGCCTGACAGGCGTGACCAGGCGCGACAGCGGCGGCCAGGCGAAGGAATGGGGCCACGACGCCGAGAAGATCGCGCGCGAGCTCTACATGGAGCGCACCGGCAACATCGTGCGCCAGGTCGGTTTCGCGCAGATGCTGCGGCCCAAGTGGGTCGGCTGCTCGAGCGACGGCCTGGTGATGGGCCAGCCTATCGGCATTGAGATCAAATCGCCGTTTGACTCGAGCGTGCACGCCGAAACGCTGGGCCTGGGCATGCCCGACCTGCACCACTGGCAGACACAGGGCAACCTGTGGGTGCTCGAGCTCGAGGAACTGCACTTCTGTTCGTTCGATCCGAGCTTCCCGGTACCGCATGACCTGTACATCCAGCAAATCAAACGCCGCGAGAGTGACATCAAAGAATTGCAGCACCAGGTAAAGCTGTTCCTGGCTGAAGTGAATACAGCGCAGCAAGACATCCAATGCACCAACAACTAAAACGAGGACCGAAAGTATGAGCACCGATACCACAGCAGCAGCACAGACCGCCGACCAGCTGGACGACGGCAAGACCATCGACGTCGAGGCGCGCGAAGTCAAGGCGCCCGACAATGCCCTGGTGATCCTGAACCCGGGCCAGTTTGCTACCGAACTGTTCCAGCCCTTCCAGGATCAGCTGACGGCCGCGAAGCGCAAGGCCGGCCGTGAAAAGTACGACATCACGACGAAGGAAGGCCTGGCGAAAGCCAAGGAACTGAAGGCCACTTTCGTCACTATCCGCACCAGCGCCGACAAGGCCAAGACGGCCGCGAAGCGCCCAATTGACGAATCGGGTAAAAAAATCCTCGAGCACTACAAGAAAATCGAGGATGCCGCGAAGGCCGAGGAAGCCAAGCACGCCGAGGCGATCGCCGCCGAGGAAAAGCGCCAGGCCGATGAGCGCCAGCGCAAGCTGGACGAAGAACGCGAGCGTGTCGAACGCCTCGAGGCCAAGGTTGACGCGCTGCGCCAGCTGCCGCAAACCTGCGCCGGCCTGAACTCCGACCAGCTGCGCGATGCGATCGACCAGTGGACCAATCACACGATCGCGAAGGCCGACTACGAAGACTACTTCGAGGATGCCGTGATCGCCCTCGAGGAAGCCATTGTCGAGCTGCGCAAGATGCTGGATAACGCGCTGAAGGCCGAAGCCGCTGCGCGCCAGGCCGAGGCCGACCGCCAGGAGCTCGAGCGCCTGCGCGCCGAACAGGCCCAGCGCGAAGCAGAGGAAGCGGAGCGTAAGCGCGTGGCCGATGAAGCCGCGGCCGAACAGCAGCGCCAGCTGGTGGCCCAGCAGGAGGCGCTGGCCAGGTCGCAGCAGATCATGGCCGGGCTCATGGACATCCAGCAGCGCGGCATGCTCGAGGGCGATGCGCTGACGCTCCATAAGGCGATCGTGGAATTGCAGCAGCTGGACGTCGGCGCCCGTAACTTCGACAACATGGCCAGCATGGCCGCCGGCGCGCGCGATATGTCGATCAATGCGCTGACGCAGCGTTACCAGGCCCGCCTGGCGCTCGAGCTCGAGGCCGCGCACGCCGAGGCGCTGGACGTCGACGCCGAGCGCGAAGCGATCGCCGGCCAGGCAGCGCGCACGGCCGCCGCGATCGCGGCCGAGCCGCCGGCGGAATACGTTGCGCCGGACGTCGACCAGGAGCTGGCGCCGGCGCCGCGCCGCGCCTTTGCCGGGTTCGGCTATGGCCTGGCCGCGCGCGTGCCGGCCGACGTGCCGGCGCCGCCGGTGGCCGAGCCGGTCGAGTATGTGCGCCCAAGCGATGACGAAATGGTGAAGGTGCTGGCCGCGCACTACGATGAAGATGAAACGATCGTCCGCACCTGGATGCGCGACTTCAAGGGATAACAACCTGGTGGCCGGCCGCGGCGCGGCTGGCCTGCATGATGGAGTGGATGGATGAACGGAACAATCGGGCGCCTGGTAGGGCGCGCGCTGGTGGGAATGATCGTGCTGCTGTACCTGTTGGCCAAGTGCAGCGAAGGGGGCACCTGATGCCGCGGCCGAATCGAAGGATGGAAATTCTGAAGCTGCTGCCCGAGGCCGAGGCCGTGACCTGGACGAAGGCGAAGCTGGGCAAGCGCGGCACGATCGCGAACCTGATGAAGCTGACGGGAATTCAAACCGGCAGCGCGGTATGCCGATCGCTGAACCAGCTGTATGACGAAGGCCTGGCGCACATCGGCCGCTGGAACAGGACCACGAAGGCGCCGGCGGCCGTGTGGGTGCAGGGCAAGGGCGTGCACGCGCCAACACCTGAACCCGAGTGCTCGAAGGTCAAGAACCGGCGCTATCGCGCGAACATCGCCAGGGCGATCGCGAACGGCCGGGCCGGGAAACCCTACGACAAGCGGTACAACAAGCACGTCGCGGTGGCGATCGCGGCCGACACGGTGGCGCGCACGTCGGTGGCGCCCGTCACCTGGCTTTCTGCGCTGGTGGCCTGATGGCGGTGCTGGACCCGACCAGGATGCGCTTCAGTCAGCACGCGCGGCCGATCGTGGACGATCCGGACGAGCGCGGCCTGAACTGCCGCGGGTGCCTGTTCCACAAACAAAAGGCGGCCGTGTGCAGGGCGGCCGATGAAGTAGCGAAGCGGCTGGGGCTGCGCGATTGCGATGCGGTCGACGCCTTCGGCGAAGTGGTGATTTACGTGCCGTACCGGGAGGTACAGCGCGACATTTTTGGAGAGCAAGAGCATGCCTTGGAAAGCACTGAACCCGTTTGAATCCCTCGAGCCGGCGGACACGCCTGACGAAATGCGCGTAGCGATCGAGCGCGCGCAGCTGCATCATCCACTGGTGCGCCAGGTCCTGACGACGGCGCGCCTGCGCGGCCTGAAGGGTGAGGACGTCTATGCGCTGCTGGCCTACCATGCGCTTCAGGCCCTGACGACTACCCAGCAGCAGCTGGTGGAGCACCTGGCCACGGCGCCGCTGTCGATCCTGGTGCCGGCCGATCGGGTGCAAGGATGACGGCGCAGCTGGGGCTGTTCGATGCGCCGGCGCCGGCGGCGCCGCGGGGTGGCGGCATGCCGGCCGGCGTGCGCGCGCGCTTCGAGCTCGCTTTCTCGGAGCCGGTGAAGCTCGAGCTGGTGGCCAGGCTGGCCGAACGGCCGGGCCAGTGGCTGCGGTGGGCTGACTTCGATGACATCCGGGAGCGCCATCAAATCGGGTTCTGCCTGGGACACGTCCTGTCCAGCCTGGTGCGCGATCGCCGCGCGCTCGAGCAGGTCATTTACTACGGCGCGAAGGATACGCAAGTACCAGGCGCCTACCAGGGCTTCGGCCACATTTGGAGCACGGTCGAACACGGCCCGTCGCTGCCCTGGACAAGGAAGCCGCGCCCATGAGTGGAAAGACCTGCACGCGCCTGGCGGCCGATCTGTTCCGCCAGCGCACGAACGAAATGACGCCGATTAGCTTGCGCCGGAAGACCTGCGCATGCGGCCGGGTGGTGACGGCGAAGCAGCTGGTGCAGTACGGCCAGTGTGATCCGTGCGTGCGCGCCGCGGCGGCCGTCGACCAGGATGCCGCGGCATGATCCGCACGCTGCCACAGAACCGGCTCTTTCATGCCCTGGTGCGCGACGTCGCCCTGGCCCGGCCGCTGTTCCCCTGGCGGCGGCCGTTCGCCCTCGAGGCCTGGAAACGCTACTTCCTGGGCAAGTACATGCGAGAGGCGCGCCTCGAGGCCTTCATTACCGGCGGGCTCGATCCGTTCCCCGATCGTGTCGCGCGCTCGAGTGGCCTGGACAGCCGGCAAATGGATGAGCTGATTGAGTGCACCTATGCCATCTGCGCGCAGCAGCTGGGCCTGGTGCTGGACAGGGATGAGCTGCTAAACTCTGAGCCCTAAGTCGTCGCGTCCTGGTTTGCGGCGTCTGCGAAATAACCAGGAAGACAAAGGCCCGCACATGCGGGCCTTTTCTTTTGTTCGGGCCGCCGGCGTGCGATGGAAACACGCCGGCGGGGTTCTTAGGCTGCTGACTTGGCTTTCACCTCCTGCACCTTCTCGTTGAACCGTTGCATCAGCTTACGCTGTTGGAGCTCGTTCTCCTTGATCCGGTCGCGGCTGGCGCCCTTCTCCATGAGCTCGCTTTTGCGCTTGCGCAGCTCGGCGATGTCGCGCTCGACGGCCGCGCCCATTTCGGCAAGGCGCGCCTCCGGATGTTCCGCCAGGAATTCGCGCGGGTTGGCGTGATCCTTCTGGCGGCCCTTCAGCTCGTCGCCCATGCCGTTCAGCTCCTTCAGGTTCTCGTAGAACTTGGTCGACGCGGCCGATTTGTCATCGGCCTGGCCGTAGAAGCGGCCGGCCAGCGGCACCTTGTGCGCCGGCAGTTCCTCGCCCGTCACCAGGCTGGCGCCGGTCTGCCAGGCTTTCAGGGCCTCGCGGCCCACGCCGCCGGTCAGCTGGCCAGCCAGGTAATCCACCTGGTCGGGCGTCGGGCTGAACAGGCCGGCCTGGTACTTGTTGCCGCCGGTGATCGCGTTCAGGGCATAGGAAACGCCTTTGCCGAGGCCGCTGGCGGTGTCCTTCGTCCTGGTAAAGCCCGGGGTCGGGTGTAGGCCGCTGCGGTCCTCGCGCGCGATCGGCTTGCCGGTCCAATCCTTGTTGATGGCCAGGTCAACAATCGGGTCGGCCACGGTCGGCGTCATGACCTGCACCAGGTTGCCGTTGCCGATCGGGTTGAAGGTGTCCAGCAGCGCGCCGGCGACGTTGGCCAGGTGCTTGCCGATCTTCTTGCCGCCACCGATGCCGAACTCGGTCACGGTGCGGCCGATGGTCGGCAAGAACGAATAGCCCAGCGGGTACGGGATCGTCAGGAAGTCCTTCTTGCCCGTCACCAGGCCAAGCGGAATGACGAAGTTCTTGGCCTTGACGAATTCCGGCGGGTTGTCGTCGTCGTAGCCGGCCGCCAGCAGCATGAAGGCTTGCAGCACGCCCAGCAGCATGCCGCCGGCGACGATCTTTTTACCGGCCGGGCCGGCCAGGGTTTCGCCCATGCGCGCGATGCCCTGCGTTGCCGCGTTGAAGAAAGCGAACAACGAATTGACCTGGGAACCGATCGCGCCCTTACGGTTGAAGTTGACGGTCAGGTTCTTGGCCAGGCTGGCCGCCTGCTGGTTGCTCATGCCGTTGGCCTTGGCGGTCTTGTAGGCCGCCAGGCGCGTCACGTTCTCGAGTGCTTCGTTGTAGTCGCTCAACCAGTCCAGCACGGCGCGGCCGGCCTTCTCGATCTGCCCGGCCTGCATCTTGCGCAGCTCCTTCGCCAGCTCGCGCCCGCGGTCTTCGCTGGTGCTGAACATGGCCCGGTAGCCGGTGATGCCGCCCTCGCGCTGGAACTCCGACCACAGGGCCGCGTCAGCGCCGGCCAGCTGCTCGAGGCGGAAGCCCTGGCGCGCAGCTGCACCGAACAGGCGCCCGGCTTCCTTGGCGAAAGCGGCCTGTTGGCCAGCGATCGGCGTGGATTCCAGGTTGACGGCGCCCTCTCCGATGTCGCGGGTGAAGTTGACGATGCCGAACACCGGGTTGTATTGCGTGTTCACGCTCGCAAACCAGCGCGTGGCCATGCCCATGATGTTCAGGAAGCGGTTGAGGCCATCGTTGCCGAGGTTCTTCAGCGACAGGGCCATGCGCATCGCGCGCTCGTTCTTTTCGTTGAAGAAAATGAAGCGGTCTTCACCGTTGACGCGCACGGCCACCACGTTCGGCGCATTGCGCAGTACCGGGTTCACGCGGCTGATAACCATGCCGGTCTGCCGGTCGATCTGGCGCTGTTTCGGCTCGTCAATGATCGCCTGCACCAGGGCCGGCGACAGGCCCATGTTGGCCAGCTCGGCCATCAGCGCCTGCGGGTTCTTCTGCGGGTTGACCGGCTTCCAGAACTCCGGGTTAGGCGCTTGCAGGGCCAGGCCGTACAGCGCCAGGTCCAGGCGGTTCTTCTCGCCGCGCACAATCGCACGCTCGCGCGCCATCGCCACGTTCGCCAGGATGTCGACCACGGCGCGCTTCGAGCCCATGCGGGCCTTGCTGGCCGATCCGCGCACGCTGAAGCCGCTGCCGGTACCGTTGCCCTTCAGCGGGCTATCCATATCCTCACGCATCAGCGGCACATAGTGCTGATAGGTGCGGTTCCAGGTGTCGATCGTGTCCTGTTTTTCCAGGCCGTAGTCGACCAGGGCGCGCTGGGTGCCGGCAATGATCGCATCGACACGCGCGGCCAGGGCGCCGTAAGCCTGGCGCTGTGCCGGCGACAGGCCGGCCAGGTAGGCGCGGGCGTCGGCCGTCGACACGCCGGCCAGGCCGTCCGGGTTGCCCTGGTTGATGCTGGCCAGGCGGTCGTTCGCTTCCTCCGCGTGCCGCATGTGCAAGAATTCCTCGAGCTGTTCCATGCTCACGCCGCGGGCCTGCATATCGGTCAGCAGCGGCCGGAGCTCGTCCTCGAGGAACGATTTGAAGCCGGTGGCCGCGCGGCCGTGAAACAGTTCTTCCTGCAAGTACGGGTCCCAGCGGTCCGCCAGCTGGCCGTTCTGCTCGCGGATCGCCTGCACCACGCGCTTCATATCGACGTGCTTATCCTGAAGCGTCTGGATGATGTTGTCCTGCATGGTCATGCCGGGCTCCGTCCAGGTCGGCGCCACGCTCGAGGCGCGGGCATACATTTCGTCCGGTCCTACTTCGAGCTCGCCACCGCGGCGCGCCAGGTTCTTGTAGGCCTCGCTGGCGCGGTCCCAAATTGCCCGGCCCTGCGCCTTGGCCTGCTCGCTCATGTTGGCCACGCCGAAGCCCATCATCATGTCCAGGCTATCCATCGCCCAGCGCGGCTCGAGGTCCAACAGGTGCGCCGTCTTACCGTTGCTCTTGAGCCAGTGCTCGGCCTCGGTCATTACCTGGTCGAAGCGGCGGCGCGCGGCCATCGTCAGCGGCGACGTGTTGGCCGCGGCCGTGTCGTCGTTGGCGGCGCTGCGCATGGCCTGGCCGCGGCGGCCGTCCTGGTACTGGTTGATGGCGCGCATGCGCGCGAAGTCGGCGCGATCGCCGCCCATCGCCTCGAGCACGTCGCCCGAAGCGTACAGGGCAGCGTCGAGCCAGCTGGGCGCCGTTCCCGATTCGCGAAGCCCGAATAAGCTGGTGCGAACCCAATCCTTGAACCGCTGCCACATGGTTTTGCCTTCGTACCGCTTGCCGGCCAGGTAGGCCTGCAATACCGGATCGGTCAGCGATCGAACGAAGAACTCGTCCGGGTTGCCGCGGGCCTCGGCGATGGCCAGCTCGAGGTCGCTGTTGGCGAACTTCTCGCCGATCGTCAGCTGGCGGAACTCGTTCCACAGGCCTTCAAACTGCTCGAGCGCCTTGGCCGCTGCCGGCGCCGACAGGCCCAGCAGGGCGTCGTTCTCGCGCGCCAGGCCGACCGACAGCGAACGGTAGCGCGCCGCGATCGCGACGTGCATGGCTTCGTGCAGCACGGTTTCGTAGGTCAGGCCGGTGCGGCCCTCGGCTGTGAACAGTTGCATGTGCAGCATCGGCACCAGGCTGACGACGCCGTGCACGTTCATGCGGCGGGTGTCGTCCACCGTCAGCATCAGCGTGCCCTTGGTCGGCAGCAGGTTCGCCACCTGAAGCGCCAGGTTGCGCACTTCCTTCGGCCCGGTCAGGCTCATCGCCTTCAGGGCCTTGCGCAGCGCCTCGAGGCCGTTCAGGCTGGTGGTGCCGCCTGCCTGGCCGTCGCGTAGCAGCTTCTCGATCGCCGGCGCCACGCGCTGGCCCAGCACGGCGGCCGGCAGCGCCTTCGTCTGCCCCAGCTTGACGTCGGCCTTGGCCGCCGGCGCCATCGCGGCGGCAGCAGCTGCGGCCAGCAGCTGGCGGCGGCCCGGGTTGAACTTCGAGAACATTTCGTTGCCGCTGTTCTCGATGTACTTGACCACGCTGGACGGCGTGACCAGGGCATCGCGCTGCACCTCGAGCCAGTTGGCCAGGCCTGCCGCACCTGGTGCGTCCTGGGTGCGTACCCATTCCAGCAGCTTGTCGGCCTGGAACATGCCGCGGTGGTCGGCGATTTCCTCCATGTGATCCAGCAGCGTCGACGGGATGCCAAGATCGCCGGCCAGCGAATTCTGCTCTGCCAGGCCTGCGCTCACTTCGTCCAGCTTGCCGGCCTCGGCCATGAAGTCGGCGCGCGCCTCGGCGGTCTTGAACAGGAACCCGCGTTTGGCGTTGCCGCCGGCATAGGTGCTGTACCGGCCGCCGTGCTGCTTGGCGATCGCCAGCACGGCCTTGTAGGCGTCGGTGCTGGTGCGGTTCAGCATCGCGGCGCCGAACTGCTTGACGCCGGTTTGCGTGTGGTCGAACTCGAATTGTGCGAAGTAGCGTTCTGCGCCGGTCGCGCCAGGCTCGGCCGTCCTGGCCGGCTTGGTCGACCTGGTGGGCGTCGGCTTCGCTTCCTCGATCGCGACATCCTCGCCGGCGCTGGGGTTGGTGCGGCCCGGCAGCGTCACGTTCTCGAGCGCGTCGAACAGGCCTTCAACGTCCTCGATGTGGGTGTAGTCGCGGTGCATCGGTACCGGCGCCATTTCCTCATCGGCCAGCTTGTCGAGCACAACGATGCGCGTCATGGCGCCGGTACCGGCGCGGCCGAACGTCGCGGACGGCAGCAGGATGTGCGCCACCAGGTGCAGGTCCTTCGGGGCGTCGTCGCCATAGAGGAACTTATCGAAGCGCTTGTCAGCGTCCGGCCCGGTCGGCAGCAGCGCCACGATCCGGCCGCCCTCGTTCAGGTGCTTGTATGCCTTGGCCAGGTGCGGCGTCGACAGCGAGCCACCTTTGCCGAAGGGCGGATTCATCACGATGGCGTCGTACTTGTTGACCAGGTGCAGGTCCTCGAACTTCGATTGCACGAACTTGCCAGGGCCTTCGATGGCCAGGCGGGTCTTCGTGATAAGCGCGGTTTCCGGCTCAACGATCGTCTTGGCCGACTGTGCCGGGAACCAGCGCGCGATCGCGCCATGCCCTGCGCTCGGCTCGAGCACGCTCTCGCCCGTCCGGATGTCCGCCCATTCCACCATCTTCAGGCCGACCGGCTCGGGGGTGGCGAAGTAGTCCTTGCCCTCGGCCGCCTTGGTGCTGCTGTTGCGCTTGAGCTGGCCGTAGTAGAACGATTTCGCGCGGTCCCATTCGGTCAGCAGCTTGGCGTTCTGGCGATCGCGGGCCTTGCCGCCCTTGCCGTCGTCGTCGCTGACAGGGTGCGGGCCGGCGTCCTCGTAGGCCTCGATGATGGATTCCTTCAGGCCGCGGGCCTGTTCGCCCATCGCCAGCGCCTCGGCGATGTCGGCGCGCTCGGCGATCGTCTGCGCGAAGGTCCAGCGTTCCCACATGGTGCCGGTCGACACGTAGCGCATCGGGGCGTCCGTCACCTGGCCGGTGCGGTAGCTGCGGCCCTCGAGCTGGATCAGCGCGGTGGGCTTGGCCGGCATGCCGACGTTGACCTGCACGCGCATGTAGCGGCCGGTGGTGTCGTGCAGGCTGATGCCCTCGCGGCCCTTGTCGGCTTGCAGGATCAACAGCGGGTTATCGAAGTTGTCGGCGTTGAACAGGCGCTTGTTGTCGGCCAGCTGCTTGTCCGCCACGTCGCCGTTGTGCACCAGGGCGTTCGGGTAGGCGCCGGTCAGGATCTGAAGCGCGCTCTGCGTCGGGAACTTCAGGTTCACCAGGTCACGGCGCTCGGCCTTGAACTTGTCGGCCAGCTCGGCCAGGTCGATTTCCTTGTAGGTGTTGCCGTCCCATTCGCCGTGTGTGCCGTTGATGCCCTGCATGGTGAACGGGTTGAAGGCGCCGCCCTTCTTGTAGTCGTGGATGACGATGACCTTTCGGCCGCGGTCCAGGTGCTCCTGGATCATCGGCAGCGATTCCTTGGCCTTGATCGCCTCGAGCAAGTAGCGGCGCGCCAGGTAGCTGAATTGCTTCATCAGCGGCTGGTACAGGTGCTTGTATTCCGGGTGCTCGCGGACGTACTCGAGGCCTTCGTCAATCTTGGTACCCAGCGCGGACGGGATCATGACGAATTTGCGGTCATAGTCCGCTTCGACGTCGAGCATGCGGCCGGACAGGGCGCCCTCCTTCTTCAGCCATTCGTTGAACTGGCGGGCCATCAGGCCCTGGTTCACGTTGGCGTCCGGCTCGGTCAGCTTGTGGTAGCGGATACGGTAGCCGAAGTGCTGGACGAAGAAATGCGCGCGGCCGTCCTGGTTGCTGTTGCCGATCCGGCCGTCTGCCGGGTATTCAAACAGGTAGCCCTCGGCCCAATCCACGGCCTTGATGTAGGCGAACGGGGTGGCCGACAGGAACACGGCTTTGGGGCGCGCCAGGTTGGAGCTGGCCACGGCAGCGAATTCCTCGCGCTGTGGTTCCTCGCGCTTGCGCAGCTGGTCCCACAGCTTTTTGGCCTGCTCGCTGTCCTTGTTGGGTACCGCGGCCAGCTGGTCGAAGATGTCGCGGTTGACCATGCGGCTGTAGCGTGCGAAGCCTTCCGGGTGGCGGGTCAGGGCGCGCAGCGTTTGCAGCGCGTCGGTCATTTTGCCGTCCTTGCTGGCCATGAGGTAGTGCGCCTCATCGGGCAGAACGAAGTCCCAAGTACGATCAGCCAGCGTAGCGTTGTCGCCGAAGTTGGCGTAGGTGGTGATGACCATGCCCTTGCCGGCGTCGGTGGTGCTGTCGAGCGCGGTGATGTTCAGGCCGAGGTTCTTGCCGCTGTCGATCCAGTCCTGGGCAATCTCATTGTTCGGCACCACGATGATGCCGTTACCTTTGCCCTGGCGCTCGAAGCGTTTGGCGATGCCGAGGCCGGTGAAGGTCTTGCCGGTGCCGGTGCCGTTGGTGAAGACCACGCCCGGCTTCTTGTCGGCCTGGGCGAAGCGGGTTTCTGCGAAGTGCACGTCGTCGCGCTGCGGCGGCAGCAGGAACGGTAACGTGGCGTCGATGTTGGCGCGGTCGCCCGGCACCACATCGACGGCTTCAGCGGCCAGCTGCTCGAGCCGCTTCTCGTCTAGCGATAGACGCGCTCCAAGAGCTGTAGCAGGTTCCCCGATTGCGTCGGATTGAGATTTCGCTCCCGCGTTCCCACCGTCGCGGCCTCCTGCGGTGTCTCGAGGTTCGGCAGTACTTGCGCCAGGTCCGCGCCCTCCGTCGACGCCAGGTAGGTCGCGATCGCCCTGCGCTCCACCAGTAGCGGCATCACGTCCAGGTACGCCAGCGCGGTCGGCCGATCCAGTCCCTGCTTCATCAGGTCCTGCACCAGGTGCCCGTGTTCTTCCGCCCGATCGTGGTCGGACATCGAAAACATCCGGCTCAGTTTCTCGTTCTTCATCCGGCCGGTTGCCTGGATCGCGTTCAGTATCGTTGCTGGTACCGCTGTCAGCATTGCTCTCTCCGTTGAGTTTGATTTTTCCTGCTTCAAAGTCGTCAATATAGCGCAGTACGTAAGGCTCCATCTTGGCCGTGCCTTCCTTACCGTACAGCTTCAGCAGGTCGCGCACGATCGCGCGCATGACAACCTTGATGTCGTGCGTGGCTTCGCCGAGGTATTCGATGGCCGCGGTGAAGTAGGGCTTCACGCGCTCGTATTTCGATTCCTCGAAGGGCATCACGCCCTGCTTGACCTGGGGCGCGATGCCCAGCGCCTCGCCGATGCCGCCCAGCGCCGCGGCGTAGCCGATTGCCGTGTTCTTCACGGCGTCGACGGCGGCCTGGCCGGCGGTGCGGTCATCCTTCACCCATTCGCCGGCCTTCTTGCGGTAGCCCAGCTCGTCGCGCATGACGGCGTTGACTTCGCCGCGCAGGTCCTTGCGGTGCGCCGCGATGTGCTCGGCCACCTGGGGCGCGATCGTGCCGGCCTTCTTCAGCGACTGGTAGACATCCGGGATTTTGCCCAGCTTGGCGATCGGCGCCACCAGGGCGCGCTGGATCGGGTCATCCGATCGCATCCAGTAGGCGTGCGCGTCTTCCTCGCGCTCCTGCTTGGTGGTCTTGATGCCCGTTTCGCGCGGCGTCACTTCCCACTTCAGGCCGGTGTGCTTGTTCTTCGCGTAGGCCTCGAGCATGGCCAGCTTCTCGCTGGTGCGGCTGTCGCCGTTGGCGTCCTTGAAATAGATTTCGCCGGTCGAGCTCACGCGCTCGATGGTCATGGCCTTGCCGCTGGTGAGGTAGCCGACATTGCCGTTGAACGTCATGGTGATGGTGTCGCCCACCTTGGCGCCCAGCACTTCCTGCATGCGCTGCTGCGCCGCGCGCTGCTTGTTGACCGTCTTGGCGCCCTTGCTCTTGGCCTGCTGCTGCTCGAGGTTGCCCTCTTTGCCGTCCCACAAGATGCCGAAGTATTCCGGCGACAGCATGGCATCGCCGTCGCGGTTGTAGAAGTCGTAGGCGTAATCGAAGCTCTTGCCGGCCTTCTTCGCGTCGGCGATCTGCTCGAGCGCGCGGTTTTCCAGCCTGGCCAGCACGGAGTCGGGGCCGTTCAGCAGGCCCTCGATGCTGTTGTTGTTCCGCACCTGAAGGCGAATCGCGTCCAGGGCGTGCTTCGTGAAGCGGCCGGCCGGCAGGGTGGCCAGGTCCTTCATCGCGGCCAGGCGCTCCTTCTCGATCCGCTTGCGCTCGTCGGCCGTCTTGGCCGATTTCTTCGCTTTCTTGGCGCGCTCGATGGCCAGCATGGCGTTCAGGCGGCCGGCTTCCTGGTCCGGGGTGGCGAACGTGTTGTTGGCGATCGTCTTGGCCGGCTTGCGCTGCTGCTTGGCCAGCTGCGCCTTCTCGGCCTCGAGGCCTTCCGGCGCCGGCGCGGCCGGCTCGTCGTTCAGGCCCATCGCGCCGGCTTCTTCCTCGAGGATGGAATTGAACAGGGCGCTCCGATCGCTGCCCGGCTCGTTCAGGCCCATCGCTTCCGCTTCTTCCTCGATCATGGCGTGGAACATTTCGGACAGGTCGCCGACCGGCTTGGCTTCCATTTCCTCGATCGCCAGGGCGGTTTCCTGGCCAGCCAGGTCCGGCAGCTGGTTCGGCAGCTGCTCGGTGCTCGAGCTCTGCACCTGGGTGTCGTCGGTCGCGTTGGCGCCCAGCTGGCGCAAGTACTCGCCCAGCTGGCCACGCTGCTCGCCGATGCCGCCGCTGACGGCGTTCACGGCCGCGTTCTGGCCGATAAATCCGGCCTGGCGCAGGCGCTGGATGTAGGTCTGCGCCAGGTCGCGGTACAGCTCGCCGCCGGCGATGAACACCTGGTTGAAGTCCTTGCCCTTGAAGGCGTCGACGTCCAGGCCCTTGTCGATCAGCTGGCGCTGGCGCGCCTTGTCCATCGGGCGCTCATAGCTGTCCAGCATGGTGTCGCCGTGCACAAGGCCATGCTCGGCCGAGAGAATCCACACGTCAGGGCGCACGCCCTCGGTCGGCATCCACTTGCGCAGCACGTCGAACATGACGCCCTTGTACAGGTCGACGGCCTTGTGCCGGCCTTCCAGCTTGGCGCCGGAACAGGCGATCAGCAGCAGCGGGCGCGCGTTGTCCGCGTTGTACTGGTGCACGCGCGGCTGCACGATCTTGGCCAGCTCATGCGACAGGAAGGCGCTGCGGCCCTCTGCCTCGTTCAGCGGCTCGCCCAGCGAACCGATCGACACGCGCGCCAGTTTGCCGTCCTGCTTGTGGCCAGGTGTCTCGATGCGCACGGTGACGTTATCGCCGTCGATGGATTCGATGCGGGCATTGGCGCCGATCGTGTACTGCATCCACTGTTCGCCCTCGATGCTGGCGACGGCCGGCAGGCTGGCCAGCATGCCCGGCTTCCAGTACTCGCGGGCCTCTTGCAGGCGCTTCGCCTCGGCTTCGCGCTGGCGGTCCTGCTCGGCGATCGCGTCCTGGAGCTCGCGCTCCTTCCTGGTCAATTTCCCGGTTTCGGTGCCTTTTGTTGCACTTTTTGCCGGTTTCGTTTCAGGTTCCGGTGCTTTTGATTCACTTTTCAGCTCTTTCAATGCAGCATCGGCCTCGGCCTCGGCGCCGTCGTTGCCCATCGCTTCATCGCGCGCGCGCTGGTTGCCGATCCGCCAGGCCATCAGTTCTTCGTCGTCCAGGTTGAACGGCGGCGCCATCTTGCCCGCCTTGCCGGCCTGGTAGCCGGCGGTGGCGGCGCGGTCGATCGCGGCATCATCGACGGGTGCCTGGTTGTCGAAAAGACTGTCCTGGCCGAATACGGCCGACTCGGCCGACTGGCCCAGCTGGAAGTTATCGGCGCTGTCCTCGATGCGCGCCTTGGTCTGCTTGGCGTCGTCTTCGCGCTTGCGCTGCTGCTCGAGGCGGTCGCGCTCGGCCTGGCGGGCCTTGGCCGCGGTTTCCTCGGCGTCCTGGCGCGCCACCACGTCGGCGGCGCTGTAGCTGGTCAGGAGCTCGTCTGTTCCTTCGCTCTCAGTTGCAGCTCGGCCAGCACCTTCCGGCGCATTGCCGGCGGCATTTCCATCAGCTTCGCCTTGATCGCTTCGCGCGCTTCCTGCTTTTTGGCTTCCAAAGATTGCATCGAGTTCTTCCTCAGTAAGGTCGTTCATGGGGCGGCCACCGTCCAGCTGGATGTCGTCCAGCTGCGCGTCGGCCAGTTCGTCGGCGGTGATGAGGTCAGCGTAGTTCTCGATCAGCGCCTGGTCTTCAACGGATTCGGCGCCGATCGCCTCGCGGCGGTCCTCGCGCGCCTGGTGTGCTGCTACCACTTCGTCATACAGCTGGCCGTAGTCCTTGCCGGTGGTGTCGATGCCCAAGCTTTCGGCCTCGGCCGCCAGCTGGCCGTGGGCTGCGGCTTCCATCTGGCTGTCGATCGCGGCCGGCTGGCGAATCACTTCCTTGTTGGCCAGGGCGCGCTGGATCATGCTGGCCAGCTTGCGCGTGCCGCCGGTGTCTTCGTCGCTGTCGATGTCGTGCTGGGTGATGAAGCCTTCTTCCTCTGCCAGCAATGCGAGCTCGTCCAGGCGCTTGCCGGTCTTCCGGATGACCGGGCCGTAACCTGGTACCGGCGGATTGCCCTTCTGGCCAGGCTCTACGCCCAAGTCCGCGCGATCGGCCGGCGAGATTCCATGATTGGCCAGGAAGGCCAGGAACGGGTTGCTCGAGCGCAGGCGCTCGCGCAGGCGCTCGGCCTGGCGGCGGGCTTCGGCCGCGCGCACGGCCGGGTCGACCACGCCAGTGCCCAGCGTGACCTGGGCGCTGGTGTCCACGCCCGGGTGGCGCTTGGTCTTGATGCCCAGCGCCAGGGTCGCGGCTTCCTCGTTCCGGTTCAGGTGCTTGCGGTCGATCGGCTTGACCGGCTTGCCCTGGCGCTCGAGCTTCGCATTGCGCTGCTCGGCCTTGGCCACCTGGTAGCGGCGCGCGGCCAGGCCGTCGAGCGCGTTGACGATCTCCTTCAGCTTGCGCTCGAGCTGCTGCGCTTCGTGCGGCGCGTTGCTGTGCGCCTCGCCCGGCTTGTAGCCCAGCTCGGCCAGCTTCGGCGCGATTTCGTTCCACTTCTTCACGGCCGCGGCGACGATCGGCGCCGGCAGGGCGGCGGCGGTGTTCGTCACCTTGGCCATGCCTTCCGGGGTCATGGGCACATGCTCGGCCGGCTGCACCTGGCCGTTTTCGCGCGCATGGTCGGCGATCGCCTGGCGTGCCTTGTCCTCGCGGAAAGCTACCTTTTCTTCGTCCAGCTGGCCGCGGCGTGCTTCGTCGGCCAGGCCGGTTTCGATCGCCTTGGCCATGCCGTGCACGCCGGCGGTGCGCAGGTCGCCCAGCAGCTTGTCGATGCGCGGCGCGAACGGGCTGGCGTGCCAGGGGGTGTTATCGCCCTCGATCAGCGCGCGCAGCTGCTTCAAGCGTGCTTGCTGGTCGCGGTAGCCGTTCGATCCAGGCTTATACCGGGATTCGCCCATCCATTCGACGTGCTTGCGCGCTTCCTTGAGGCTGCTGCTGGCCTCGATGACCTTGAACACTTCTTCAGGGCTGTACTTGTTGACGTGCAAGGCGTTGGCGATGTGGCCGCGGTCCATGCCGGTCGCTTGCGCCAGGTCGTAGTCGATCGCGTTTTCCTTGGCGCGGACCTGCTTGGTGTCTTCGGCCAGCGGGACGGATGCGCGCCAGTCGGGGCTGTACTTGATGCGCGGCGCGCCGGCTTCGCCTTCGCTGGTGGTGGCGCTCGGGAACTCCTTCACGGTGTCCAGCAGCTGGCGGATCGGCGCGTTCAGGCGGATCGCGCGGGTAGGCGTGCCCTGGTCGACGTCGCCCAGCCATTGGTGGTGGCCGTCGACTACGTGGCCATCGCTCGAAATGAGAATCGAACGGTTGCCGCCCTGGTAGTCCAGGGCCTTCTGCACCTTGGCCAGCGAGAATTCCGCTTGCGTCGGCTTCAGGGTGTGCGGGTGCACTTCCACCTGGTCGTGCGTGATGCCGCGCGCGTTCAGGAAGTTCACCAGGGCGCCGCGGTGCTCGGCCTTGATCTGCGGCATGCTGCTGCGCGGGATGCCCAGCGTTCCCGTTTCGGCCGGGAAGTGATGCCATTCCTGGCCATCCTGGTCGCGGCTGCTGAAAACGTCCGTCAGGGTCGGGATGCCGTCGATGCGATCGTTCAGGGTGGGGATGTCGGGGCGCTCGTTCAGCGTCGGGATGCCGTCAGGGCCGGCCAGGACGTCGTTCAGGGTCGGGATGGTCGGATCATTGGCGCGGCGCCATACGCTCGGCGTAGGGGCTCCTGGCGCGCCTGGCGCTGCTTCTGCGGCCGGCGCGGCCGGGAGGTGGCCCAGCTGCTCGAGCATCGCGCGCGCGGGGTCGCCGTCCAGGGTGGCGTTCGGTGCGGTGGCGGTGCCCAGCATGCCGCCCTGCTCGAGCGCGTCGATTTCCGCGGCGATCGCGGCGGCGCTCGAGGTCGCGCCGGCCGGTGGCTGTGCCATGACGGCCTGCGCGGCGGCGATCGCGTCGTCTACGCTCGAGGCGGCGCCGATGTCGGCGACGGTCGGCGCCGGCGCGGCGGGTGCGGCCGGTGGTGCCGGCGGCGCCTGGTTCGGGCTCAGTCCTTGGGTGGTCCACTTGGCCAGGGCGGCCTGGCGTGCGGCTTCAGCTGCGGCAGCTGCTGCCGCGGCCGGGTCTTCGGCCTGGTGCCCGGCGCCGCTGACGTGGGAGCCGGCGCCGAGTACGGCGCCCAGCGCGCCGGCGAAGGCGACACGCTTGGCCAGGTTGTTGCCGCCCGGGGCGTTGCTGGTGGCGACAAACTCGCCGCCGGCGTTGCCCAATTCCTCGCCCATTTCCTGCATGCCTTCGTTGGCCACGGCCTTGACCATCTTGCCGGCCGCGGTGCCGGCCGACTTCACGCCAGCCATGCGGCGCGCAATCTCGCCCTCGGCGCCGCCGTGGAAGATCATGCCGGCCAGGACCGACATACCGGCCGAGAATGCTGCGCCGCGGTAACGGTCGGACAGGCTCGCGTCCTTCAGCTCGTCGCTGGTGAAAGTGTCGGATGCGTTCTGTGCGGCGACGGTGGCGGTGCTGGCGATCGTCGCGGCGGTGCCGGCGGCGGCGGCGCTGGCGCCCATGCGGCCGGCGACACTGACAGCGCCCTTGGCCGCGCCGGCCGGCAGGAACATGCTGCCGATCGTCGTGATGCCGTTGTCGATCATGATTTCCGGGTTGGCCTTCAGGAAGTTGTACATATCCGTCAGGTCGGCGTTCGGGTCCGCCATCAGCGCCTGGAAGGCTTTGCCCTGCTCGCCCAGCGTCGGGTCGGCGATCGCGTCATCAATCGCCTTCATGCCCTCGGCCATGCTGGCCGATCCGGCGGCGCCCACCTTGCCGCCGGTGGCCAGCTGCGCGATGTCGAACACGCCTTTCAGCGCGGTCGGGCCGATCTTGAGCGTACTGGCCGCGGCGTTGCGGACGTTCTTCTGGAAGTTGCCGGCCAGGTTCTCGGCGCTGTAGGTCCGGAGCTTCTGCTCATGTTCGGCTTTGTCGCGGGCGGCGTCGATCGCGCCCTGGTCCATGACACGGCGCCACAAATCGTCACTCTTGGCGTGCTGGTGGCTGGCTGCTACCTGCATCTTGGCCAGGGCGTCGGCCGGCGCGATCGCGGCCAGGCGCGGGTCGAGCGGGTCCTTGTACTCGTCGGCCAGCACCTTCGCATAGGCCTGGTCGTACATCGGGCCCATGCCGGCCGGTGCCGTTACCTTCGGCTCGGTACCGGGCTTGTAGGAGCCCATCACGCCGAGGTCTTCCTCGCCGGGCGCCAGGATCGGGACACTGGTGATTGCTTCCTTGATGGCCTGGCCCATCCGGGTCAACATGCCGGGCGGCCCGGCTGGTTCTTTCGGGGCGGCGAACTGTGGGAAGTTCGATTCGATCGCACCACGCATTTCGTCTTCGCTCATCCCATCGGGGAAATTGAGCTGGGTGCCGTCCGGCAAATTGACTTTTGGCATTAATTGAACTTTCCGGTTTTAGGGTCGTAATTGAGAGTCTTGCCAGTGCTCGAGCTGCTGCTCGAGCTGCTGCCGCCCTTGGCCAGCTTGTCGCGCGCGGCCACCAGCTGCATCGCGCGTTCCATTGCCGTTTCGGGGGTCAGGTCGCCGAACTTGTCGGCAGACAATAGTTTAGCGGCAATATCTTCCGGAGCCAGGTGTTTCTTTTCGGTGACGTAATCGCCCAGCTGCTCGGGGGTGAATCCGAGGTTGTCGCGCAACCACTCGAGGTTCTGCACCATCGCCGACTTCTGGCCGGACTTGCCGCTTTGGCCGGCTTCCAGGCGCTGCATCATGGCCTCGAAGCGGAGCTCTGCGGCGCGGTCGCGCTGCTCGTCGTGGCCAGCTGCACGGCGCTCGGCACTCTCGCGGTCTTCCTTCGCCTGGCGTTCCTTGCGGTCGGCTTCGGCGGCGGCCAGGCGCTCCTTCAGGTCGGCCGCCTTCGTGGTCGCTTCGTCCTTCAGGACTGAGCCCAGCATGCCGGTGCCGGCGATGTACGCCAGCGGATCGCTTTGCAGGGTTTCGTCCAGGGCCGCGTGCGCGGCTTCGCTGGTGGTGCGCTTGCGGGTCTTGCCCTCGACGGCCTTGTTGTTGAGCTCTACCTGTGCGTCGACCTGGCGCGTGATCTGCGCAATGATGCCCTCGGCGTCGGCCTTCTGTTCCGGGGTCGCGTTCGGGTTGTCGCGCACGGCCTGCCACTGGCGAATCGTGGCGGCGGCCTTGGTCGCGTCCATCTCGAAGCCTGGCCCGGTACCGACCGCGTTGGCGCTATCGCGCGTGATGCCGGTTTGCGGCACGGTCTGCGCTTCGACCGGCAATTCCTCGCTCGCCTTGGCCTTGACCACGTTCGAGAACCGTTCGGCCGCGCGCGCGCCCATCGCTTCCTTCATGGCCATGAGGCGCTGCTCGGTGTCCAGGCGGGTGTCGGCCGCGCGCTGCTCGGCGTCGATCCGCTGCTGTTCCTTCATTTCGTCGCCGATGATGCTGGCGCCGGTGTTGGCCGCGGCGCCGATGCCGGTCATGAGTGCATTTGCCCAATCGCCCATGTCAGCCTCCCATCACGCTGTCGAGCATGCCGCCGCCGGCGGCCGGCGCGGCCGGTGCACCAGGTGCAGCTGCTGGCGCACCAGGTGCGGCGCCGGCGTCCTGGCGCAGGCTGTCGTCCTTGCCCGGGTCCTTGTTCTTCAGCAGGGCCGGCAGCTTGTCCTGGGTGGCGCCGAACCGGTCCAGGATGCCCTGGACGACGGCGTGCAGGGCATCGCCCAGCACTTGCGCGGTGGCTTCCGGGTCCTTCGACTCTTGCAGGAACTCGAAGGCGCGCAGGGTCAGCACGGTGGCCGCCGGCACGATCGTCTGCGGCGGGATCGTGTGGTTCGATTGCTTCCACATCAGGTACATCAGCTGAATGATGCCGTCGCTCAGTCGCTTGGCCATCGGGCCGGGCTTGTCCAGGCTATCGAGCATCATCTGATGGCTGCTCTTGTCGAACATGATGCGCATGCCGGACAGCACAACCTTGTCGAACATCGGCTTCAGCTGCGCCGGCACCTTCTTGCTGGCCTCGGCGATGATCGGCTCGACGTTGACGGTCTTGCCGGCGCCGGCGGTTGGCTTCTGTGCCCCTGGACCTGGTTTCTTCTTCGTGCTCATGGTTCCCTTTCGTTATGCGATACGGCCAGAGCCCCACAGGGCGCGGCGCTTCTGTGCTTCGGTCTGTGCTGCCTGGTTGGCGGCCTGCTGGCGGTACGCCTCCATCATTGCCTTGTCCTTACCGGACGGCACCAGCTGGCCAGCGGCGGCGCCTACGCCGGACAGCGCCATGCGCGCCAGCTCCGGGTTCTGCTTGGCCCATGCCTGGGCGGCCTGCCACATGGTCGGATCAGCGGCGCCGGCGCCGGCCGCGGCGTCGATCGCGCCCGGGAAGGCCTCGATGCTGTCCAGCATGCCGCCGGTGCCGGTGCTGAAGGCGTTGATGTTGTTGGCCTGGCCGACAGCGGTGCCGCTGGCGTTGAACACGTTGGCGGCGCCTGCTTGGCCGGCCGCGGTGTTGGCCGTGTTGAAGGCGGTGGCGCTCGGGCCGCCGGCGTTCGCCGTCACGACGGAATCGAGCATGCCGCTGGTCGGCGCCGCGCTGGCCGCGGTGGCTGCGCTGTTGGTGCTGGCCGCGGTGGCCGCGGTCACATCGGCGCCGATCGGCGCGGCAGCTGCTGCCGCCGGTGCGGCGCTTGCCGCGGCAGCTGGTGCCGGCATGGCGCCGATCGCGGCCGGCGGTGCGGCCGGGGCAGCGGCGCCGGCAACCTGGTCGAGCATGCCGCCGGTGGGCGCGGCGTTGGTGGCGGCGTCCATGCCCATCGTTTCGATGCCGCCAGGCGCCGCAACGGGTGCTGTGGTGATGGCGCTTTCCGCTGCGCCCTCGGCGGCGCCGGCCGCGGCTTCGCCCATCGTGTCGCCGGCAGCTCCTGCTGCGGCTTCAGCGCCCGCGGTTGCGGACGACATAAGGGATGTGCCAAGACTTCCGGCGATGCCGAGAACGGCGCCGATCTTTGTCAGTTTCTGATTGCCGGTAACGGTGCCGGCGATCGTGAGCGCGCTGCCGACGATCGTGGCGCCGGCGGCAACCATGCCGGCTAAGGTGGTGGCCGCGGCGAAGGCGGACACGCCGGCTGCAAACGAGCCGGCTGCGAGTGCAACTACTGCGACTGGCATGGTGATCCTTTCTGATAGGGGCGCGTGGTCAGCGCCCAATAGGTGTAGGCCTGGTCCTGCCAGGTCTGAACGAAGCCCAGCGCCAGGCGCAGGCGGTGGTCGGTTTCGGTGGCCGGCACGCGCGTGGTGGCGTAGCCGTGTTCCTCGAGGATCGGTACCAGGTGCTCGAGGATGTTACGGCGTGACATCGCGCGCGGGCCGACCAGGGACAGCATGTGTATCTCGCAGCCCCTGGTGATGACGAAGGCGACGTCCTGGCCGGCGCGCTGCGCGGTGCGCACCGTCCAGCCGTCGAGCGCGTCCGGAGAGGCGCCGAGGCTGGCCAGGTAGTCGATGAGGCGGGCGTCCATCAGACCTGGTTGTAGTAGCCGTTGCCGCCGGTACCAGGCTGGCCGCTGAAGTTCAGGTCACTCGAGGTCGAGCCGATCACGTAGACGGCGCCGGCCAGGCCGGTACCGTACTTAATCGAGCCGTCCGGGTTGCGGCCTGCACTGGTGCCGAGGCCCAGCGACTCGAGCATGGCGGCCTTGCGATCTGGCGACATTTCCATGTTCATGATGATGTTGTTGGCCAGGCTGTTGCGCTGGCTGTCCATCTGCTGCTTGTAGTTCGTGTCGGTGTTGTAGCGGCTGGTGCTGCTGTTCAGCTCCGACTGGAAGCGGCTGGTGGCGTCCTGCATCTGCGCAATCGTCATCTGATTGGCCTGGCCGTTCCTGGTGGTGGCATCTTGCAGCTGCGCGATCGCCAGCTGCTGCGCCGCCTGGGCGCGCGCGGTGGCGTCCTGCATTTGCGCGATCGCCAGGTTTTGGGCCAGCTGGGCGCGCGTGGTCTGGTCCTGAATTTGGGCCATCGCCATCTGCTGGGCGTACTGTGCGCGCTGGGTGTTGTCCTGCATCTGCGCGATCGCCAGCTGCTGCGCCGTCTTCTGGCGCTCGGTCGCCTCGTTCACCTGTGCCGTGTACATCTGCTGCTGGCGGTTCGCGGCGGCGTCCTTCAGCTGGGCCTGCAAGCGTTCGGCCTGCGCGGCCGTGTCGGCGTTCCACATGATCGCCTGGTTGTTGGCGGTCACGTTGTAGTCCGCGGCCTTGCCGTAGGTGCCGGCGTCCTGGGTGGCGATCGTGGTGGCCGCCCGGGTCATGGCGTCGTCGGCGCCGCTGGCCGCCAGGGCCGAGTTACCCATGCCGCGATCGGCCGCGGCGCGCATCGCCATCGCGCGCTGCTGCTGCAATACCGGGCTGTTCTCGGCCAGCAGCATCTGCAATTGGCCGTCGACGGTTTCGTTGGCCTGGACGTTGCGCACGGCCAGGTCTTCCCTCTTGATCTGCGTCGGGTTCAGCTCGGGGATCACTACCGGCGGCAGGTCCGGCAGCTTGATGTCCGGCGTCATGGTCGACCAGTCCGTAGTCGGGATGGTCGGCAGCTTCGACCAGTCGATTTGCTGCACGGCCAGCTTCGACCAGTCGATGGTCGGCGCCTTCATCGCTTCGGCCAGCTTGGCCCAATCGACGGGCGGCGCGCCTGGTGTGGTCGGCAGCACGGAGCCCTTCGGGGTGTAGACGTTCGCCTGCGCCCACGATACCGGCGTCACGGTTTCGCCGTTGGCCGTGGCCGACTTGGCGAACTCGGCATAGACCGCTTGCGGATCGGCGCCGGCTTCCAGGGCCTTCTGCCAGTAGGCGGTTTCCGAGGCGGACGGCAGGCGGCCCAGCTCGTTCAGGTACCAGGCCGACACGTTCACGTAGGCCGGTACCGGCTGCTTCGCCGGCGTGGTCGGCGTGGTGCTGGCCGGGGGAGTACTCGAGGCCGGCGGCGTGCTCGAGGCGGGCGGCGTGGTCGACGGCGCCGGCGTGCTCGAGGCCGGGGCGCCGGCGATCTGGCTGGCCTGCGCCATCGACAGCTGGCTCTTGACGGCGTTGGCGTTCTCCATCAGGAACTGCGCATAGACCTGCTGCGCGGCGGCCGGCGTGGCGGCCTTGGCCAGGGCGGCGTCCCACTTGGCCAGCTCGGCCGCGGACAGGTCGCGGCCCAGCACGTTGCGGCCCCAATCGTCGGCGATCGAGTTGGGATTGCTCGAGGCCGGGCCGGTGTAGGTGTTGGCCGCCTCCCAGCTGGTGGCCTTCGTCTGCTCCTGGTTGGTGGTGGCCGCCTTCACAAAGTCCTGGTACAGCTGCTGCGGGTTGGCGCCGGAAGCGTTCACGGCGTCTTGCCAGAACTTGACGCCGGCCGGGTCGCCATCGCGGCCCAGCACGGAGCGATACCAGGTGTTCACGTCGACCTTCGGCGCGGCCGGCGCTGGCGTAGGTGCCGGGGCTGGGGCGGGCGCCGGCGTGGCCGGTACCGACGTCATGACCGGCGCCGGCATGGTGACAGGCGCCGGGGTAGGCGCGGGCGTCGGCGTGGTGGTGGCCGGCTTCGGGTTCGATGCCAGGACCGGCGCCGGCTGTGCCGCGGCGGCCGGGGTTGGCGTGTAGGTCGACGTCGGCGCCGGCGTGTAAAGCGGGTTCGCCGGCAGGCTGGCCTGGGTGACGGGTGCCGGCGTGGCTGGCGCCTGGTTCGCCGTGGCCCAGCTGGTATTCGTGTTGACCGTCGCTTCGTGGTTGGCGGTCGCAGACTTCACGAAGTCGTTGTACAGGTCCTGCGGGTTGCTGCTGTTGTTGACGGCGTTCTGCCACCAGTCCAGGCCGGCCTGGTCCGGTTGGCGGCCCAGCACGGTCTGATACCAGTTCGCGACGTTGGTGTTGGTGGTCGGCGCCGGCGCCGGTGCTGGCGCTGGTGTCGGCTGTGCCGCCGGCGTCGGGTTGTAGTAGCTGGTGGGCGTGGCGCCATAGGTGCGCGAAGCCCAATCATTTACCGTGTCCTCGGCATAGGTGTCGTAAGTGTCAATCTGCCGCATGCTGGGCCTCGCTGTCGGTTTTCTGAGAGGAAACCATTCTATCAAGCAATGGTGAGCTTTCGGCCGGCTTCTGGCCGTAAAAGCCGTTCGCGACGATCCAGGCCTGGCATGCGCGCAACTGCGCGCTTACTTCGTCGGCACGGTCGGCAAGGGCCCAAAGGTCGTTTTCAACTGATTCCGGAAGGCGGACGGTGGCGGCGCCGGCGTCATCACGTCCGCCGGCGCCTGGGGCTTCGGCTTGTCCGGCAGGGGGATTACAGACGGCCCGGGGGATGCGCAGCCCGCCAGCGCGGTCAAAAGCAAGGCGATCAGCAGCGCGATCACGGCGCAGCGCTTCAAGTTCGTTTTCATGGTCAAAGCTCACTTTCAGGTTGTTGAGGTGGTATTGCTCGGTCAGGGCGGCCACTTCGGCCGCGTGCTTGCGCAGCAGGTCGGCCGTGTCCTTCTGGCGCTGGGTTTCCTTCTTCTCCCAGCCGGCGCGCTCGAGCATGGCGCCGCGGTGCTCGGCCCATGCCACCAGGACGATGCCGGCGATGATGATGGCCATGACGGCGGCCAGCCAGAGGATGAGGCGCGTGCGCACGTCGGCGACGGCCTCGAGGTCTTTTTCCAGGTTCATGCGAGAACTTTCATGTTGTTGTTGGTCCTGGCCAGGCGGTCGGCGTAGCCGATCGCATCGCCCACTTCCTTCGTCAGGTGGCCGATGTTCACCAGGTCGGCGATCGCGTCCTGGTTGCCGGCGTCGGCCTTCTCATTGCAGCCGGCGCGCCACCAAAACCAGGCCGCCGATCGACACACGCCCTCGGGGGTGCGCAGCCAGTCGGCGATCTTGTCGAAGGGGATACGGAAGTACTCGGCGCACGCGCGCTGGTTGTCGGTGCCGGTGATCTGGAACCCGCCAGCGCCGCGCCGGCGCCAGCCGTCACCAGTCTCGGGGCCGCCGTTGCCCATCCGGTTCGCGTAGACCGTGTTCGCGATCTTCTCGGGCTGGCGGTGCAGCTCGAGCGCCAGCGCGTTCGGCACCTTGCGCGGGCGCTCGAGCGGCGTGGTTGGCGTCGTCAGCAGGTAGGCGCCGTCCGGCCCTTTCTTGGCGAAGCGCGACGGCCAGGTGTTGGCCAGGCCATCGGCCGAGTAGTTCAGGTTCTCGACCACGGTGTTGAGGTCGCCGGTTTCGTGCGCCAGCTGGGCCAGGAATGGGCCCTGGCGCTGCTTGGTGTCGATCTTGAATTCCGCCATCGCCTGGTTCAGCCAGGGCAGGTATGCGATCGCCAGCACGCCGATTTTCGGCATGGCGCACTTCAGCTGCGTCAGGGTGATGTTCACGCGCGGGCCTCCGGAAGGAACTTATCTTGGGCGAACTGAAGCGCTCGCTGGATGGTCACAGCGCCACCGAAGGCGGCCAGCATGATCGCGCCGGCCTTGTAGCCGGTCGGGATGTCCCACGACTCGAGCACGGCAAACGTCACCAGGCCGGCCGCGTTGGACGACAGCATGCGGCTGGCCACTTGCAGGCCGAGGCGCGGGATTTTCTCGGCCTTGTCGTACTGGTCGATCATCCAGTGCAGGAGCGCGGTGGCGCCCAGCACCGTCGACAGGATCACGGTGGCCAGCACCGACAGCATCGGAATCTTGGCCAGGTCCTCGCCGAAGGCGATGCTGGCGGCCCATGCAGACGCCGGCCACAGCAGGGCCAGCGTTGCCTTGAGCGCCAGCGCGAGCTGCTTCAGTTCTTTTTTCATGTGTTCGCCTTTTTCTTGTAGCGTTTGCGGACGTCGGAGAAGGCCGACAGGGGAATAAACAGGATGTGGACGACGTAGAACGGGATCACGGCCGCGGAGAGCTCATAGCGCACGGACGTCCACAGCTGCACGGCGAAGCACATGGCCATTGCCATGTTCACCAGGTGGCGATCGTGCAGGGCTCGAGCGATCACGAAGCGATCCGGCATCAGGTCGTTCACGAACAGGTCGACCGTGCCCAGCACCGTGAAGGCCACCAGGCCGGCCATCGTCATGTGCGTGAAGCGATCGGCGTGCGCCACCTGGTAGACCAGGGTTTCCTGGTGCACCAGGGCCGTGAAGGCGAACAGCCCGGCCTGCACCAGGATGTAGATGCGCAGCAGCACGTTGCAATCGAAGATGCGCCTCATGCGATGCCACCCTTGGCGAGCTGCTTTTGCAGCTGCTGCCAGTTGTGCCACAGCACCCACGCATACACGGTCATCACGCCCAGCAGCGCCGGCACCAGGTCGACCAGGTACAGGCCTGTCAGCAGCGCCAGGGCGCCCTTCGCGATCGCCAGGCCCGGCACCAGGCCGAAGCGCTCGATCAGGAAGCGCACCACTGGATTGAGCTCACGGCCGCCGCCGCGCAGGATTCGCCAGGTCAGGTAGGCATCGCCGGCCTGCATGGCCAGCACGATCAGGAACAGCACCAGGTTCAGGACATTCATAGTTGTTTTCCTCGTTACACAGGTTTAACGCGCACGTTGGCGCGGCCATCCGGAAGGATGTTCTGGACCACGCCCACGGCGCGGCGGTACTGGTCGAAGGTCACGGCCGCGGCGTCGACCAGCTGGCCGGCGATGCCGTCGCCGGCGGCGATCGGCACCACGTATTGGCCAGGCTTGCCGCCCTGGACGTTGACCGGCACCTGGCCGCAGTACGCCATGCGGTCGACGCGCTGGCGCGCCTGCTCGAGCAAGGCCTCAAAGCGGGCCTTCTCGACCTGGTAGGGCGGCATGGTCACGGTATCGAACTCAGTGCGCAGGGCCTGGATGGTGGCCTCATGTTCGGCCTGGCCCTGTGCGTAGGCCGCCAGGCGCGCCGCGTGCAGCTGCTGCGCCTCCTGGTAGTCCTCGAGCGCAGCGGCATAGGCGGCGATCGCCTCGGGCTCGGCATCATCGGCCGGGGCGATCGGCGCGGCCGGCTCGTCGCCAGGTTCTGCCGGCCCATCGTAGGCCGGCAGCTCGAGCACAGGCTCGACGGGCCTGGCCATGCCCAGCGCGGCCTCGCTGCCCCACACGTCGCCACCGACATAGGACGGGTCCGTGCTCTTGATGAGGAATGAAACGGCCGCGGCCCACTTGTCGGTAAGGCGGCCGTCGACGTCGATGCCGACGATGGCGCCCTTGGCCAGCTGGCCACAGGCTTCGGCCTTGGTCATGTATTCGGCATAGTCGGCGCCGCTGGCATTGACCGTGCCGGCCGCATTGATCGAGCGGCTCGTAGTCGAATGCTTGTTGAGAATTAACGCTGTGTTTGCCGCGTTGCCGCCGCCACTAGCAGCACCGAAGAAATAGGCAAAGGCGCCGGCCGTAGCCTGAACCGCGAAGACTAAGGAACCTTCGCCGACAGCCTTTGCAATAGTGTTGCAGCTGCCGCTGGTCACGCCCACCAGCAGGTTGCCGTTCACGTCCACGGTCATCGCCTGAGTCCAGGCAATCGCAGCGTCCGCACTACCGACCGGGGCGATGTGCCACGAATGGCCGCCGCCGTCCTGCACGTACAGGAAAGCGTTGTTGCCGCTGGTCTTGTACTTGTAGGTGCCGGTGTAGTACCAGTTCTTGCCGTAGTAGATCGAGCCAGAATTGTCCTGCACCATCACGGTGGATGCCGAAACTTCCAGGAAGCGGAACCCGCCGGAGCTGCCCTTGGGAGTGGTGCCGAGGCCGGCATTGCCGTTTGAATCCACCTTCAGGGCTTGTGTGCCGGTGCCGACATACAACGTGATGGCGCCGCCCGACCTGTTGACCAGCTCGAGGTCGGTGCCACGATAGTTGTTGATCTGCGCGAGCGTGTTGCCGGTGAAATTCAGCGCGCCGCTGCCAGGCAGCGACAGGCCATCAGTCATGTTGGTCTGTTCGCCGTAGATTTGAGTTTTAGCCATTGCGCACCCCCATGATGCAAATGTTGAAGTTGGCCGGCGGCGCGCTGGTGAAGGTCACAGTCCAGCGGTAGCCGTCGAAAGCGGTGGTGTAGTCGTTGCTCGAGCCTTCGCGCACCAGCAGGCCCTGGCGGTAGACCGCATAGACATCGAAGCCAATGGGTACCGTGAAAGTGGTGGCCGTGCCGTCGCCGGTGAACCAGTGCGGTGCCGGGATGCGGCCCAGCGCGCGGCGCGCGTCGTCCTTGCGGCGCAGCTCGTCGCGCAGCGTGATAGCTGGCTGGGTGTAGCGCGCGCCAGTGGTGCCGCCGGTGATGTGCGCGCCATTCGTGCCGGCCAGCGCCTTGACGGCGCCGACACTGGTGGCGCTGCTCTCGACGCGCTGCAAGCCCTTGAAGGTGCTGCGGCCCCAGCTGGTACCGACGTGCAGCAGGTCGGCCACGTCGTCATAGGCAGCAACCGCCACCCCGAGGGCCGTGCCGTCGAACGCGCATTGCGCACCTGGCTGGAACAGCGCCAGCTCATCGCGGTAAATCTGCGCAACCTGGTCATCAGTCGGTGCGGTTGCGCTGGCGCGTACCAGCGCGATCTGGCCGACGAATGCATTGGTGCCTGGAACATTGGCGCCAACACGGAAAACAGCGCCGGCCGAGGTCAACGAAGAAGCGGCCCCGGTGTCGACGTTCTGCACCACGCCATTCACGGTGAAATAGCCCTTGCCACTACGGCGGAAATAACCCACCAGCGACGGGATATTCAGCGGGATACCGAGTGTCGAATTGACTGCTGCGACGTTCTGATAGATGCAGCCGAGGTTGTTGTTAATGTCGGTTGTAAGCGAGAAGTCGCCGGCCACGTTGACGGTGTGCCCACGCTCCAAGATGAACATTGCGCCGGATGCCGCCTTGATAACCCATGCCAGGAAACAGAAGTCGCCGGTACCGAAGTCCAGGTCCGTGTTGTTCGTCTGCTCGAGGTAGTTGGCGGCCGAGAAGCCCGAGTAGCTAACCAGCTGCGCACCAGTGGCCACAGGCGCCTTGGTGAGGCTTCCGTTCACCATCAACGGCTTGCTTTTCACGCTGCGATCGAGGTCCACCGGCTTCAGGCTGATGTTGTCCATCAAAGGCACGATGCCGGCGGCCGTCCTGGTGAAGCTAATCCAGACGGACGACTGTGGCGCGATGAACGTGTAGGTGTAGCTGCCAGCTGCTTGAGGCGTTGGCGCCCAAACATTCCCGTTCGAGATCGTGGTGCCGATCACAGGCAGCACAGGATCGCCGGCCACCGTGAAGCCCAGCATATAGGCGCGCCCTGGTACCAGCCCGGTGATCTGCTGGCCGATCAATGCCGAGTTGGTGCCGTCCGGTGCGATCCTGGCCTGGCCTGCCGACCAGGTGACGGTCGACGCGCCAGCGGCTTGAACCGTCCAGCCGTTCAGGTTGCTATCGAAATTGCCGTTCGTTACCAGGGTCTGCTTGACGCTGACGTTATCGAAGGTGGTGCCGCTGCCCGAGGCGCCGCCCTTTTGCAGGTAGACCGTCGATGTCGGGGTGGTCGCGGTGAACTGTACCGTCAGCTTGTTGGCCACCGTGCCGATGTAGCCGGTTCCGTTCAGGTTGTTGCCTACGTTGTCCTGGGCGCCGACGATGTAGTTGCCCGAGGTCGCGGTAACGTCCCACTGGATTTGATACGTCTTGCCCGGCGTGGTGTTGATCGTCTGCGCCAGGGTCACGTCGGTGCCGGTCGGCTTGGTGACGGTGACGCCCGAGGCCGACACGGCCAGGGTTGGCGAGTTGGTGCCGTACCAGCCAGTGGTGTCCGTGTTGAACGTGCCGTTGGTGACGAGCTCCGGGAACTCTGCCAGGGTTTCGGCCACAATGTCGGCCAGCCAGGCGCCACGCGAATCGCCCACCTGGTAGCCGCTGTTGAAGGCATTGGTAATTGCTGCAACCATGCCCTTGACTGGCGTTGCCGGGTTGCGCTTCAGGCGGAACAGGCCAGCGCCAAGCGAATACATATCATCGCCGATCGTGAAACAGGCGCCGCCGGTAGTAATCGCGATCGACGCTACACCAGCGCCGTACTGTTCCTTCTGCTGGTCGAGCGTGATGGTGGCCGCTGGGATGTCGTACACGCGAACCTGGTCCTGGTACTGGCCAGTGGTAGCCAGGCGTCGATCCTTGGTAAAGCCCACCGAATTATTCGCCTGAAGCTGGCCGGTGATATTGACGATCGTGCCGTCATGCTTGAGCACGCTGACGCCGCCATTGGTGGCGATGGCAATGGTTGGCATCGGCAAGCCAGTCGCTGGTTCAGCAGGAGCATCGGCCAGCACGATCGCCGCCACGTCATTGACGGTGTTGTGCACGATCGAGGGCACGCCCGCGGCGCTGGTGCCCGAGGCAAAGGTATGCCCCGTCGTGTTGCGCAGCGACAGGCCGGCGTTGTCCACGCCGCCATAGGTCGACGTCGACGTGTAGGAAACGGCATTGTCGGCGACGAAGTTAATAACCATCACGCCCTGCGAGTTGCTGCTTTCGCCAACGATCAGCTTGCCATTCAGGGCGGTAATGCAGCTGATGGTGCTGCCGATCAGCAGCGAGTCGTTCCATGCTGCCTTGTTCGTGAATACCATCCACATCGGCAGGGTTGGCTGGGTCGCGTCGTAGATGATGATGCGGCCGGTTTCGGCCACGATCAGCGCCAGGGCCGGGAATTCGCGCGTGTTGCCGCGGTAGATATTCGGTACTGCGGTTGCAGGGCTTGTCTGCGTGATCTGATAGAAAGCGTTGTCGCCGGTGTATTGGAAATAATCGCCCACCAGGCCGCCAGCTGCGACAGCTGCCGCGGTGCTTCCGAATTGCCCCAGCCACTTGCCCGGCACCAGGGCCTCGTTCTCCCAAGTGGTCGCCTTGCAGCGTTTGCGCCAGGCGCCGCCATCGCTGTCCTTTGCGGTGTCGTAGAGGAACATATCAACGACATAGCCCGTATGGAACTGCTGCGCGATCGCGGCCAGGCCTTCCTTCGCGAGTAGGGCATTGGCTGCTGCCTGGCCGGCGCTGGTCAAGGCGCTCGAGGCGCTGCTCGCTGCGGCCGTCGCGCTGGCGCTGGCGTTGCTGGCCGAGGTCGCGGCCTGGCTGGCGCTGGTTGCGGCATTGCCGGCCGAGGTGTTAGCGGCCGTCGCGCTGCCGGCTGCGGCGCCGGCGCTGGTGTTGGCTGCGGTCGCGCTGCCGGCTGCTGCCTGCGCGCTGGTATTGGCCGCGGTGGCGCTGCCGCTGGCGTTGGTCACAGCGGTGGCCAGGTTGGCGGCCGACGTCGCGGCGGACTGTGCGCTGCCCGAGGCCTGGCCGGCGCTGGTGCTGGCATTGCTGGCCGATTGCGCGGCGGCGCCGGCGGACTGGCCCGCGTTGTAGGCGGCCGTGTTGGCGTCGTTCCTTGCTTGCAGGGCGGTGCCGGCATAGCCCGAGGCGTTGCCGGACGAAGCGGCAGCAGCTGCGGCCGAGTTGGCCGCGGAGACAGCACTAGCCGCGGCGGCCGTTACCTGGGCGTTGGCCAGCGGCGGCAGGCGGAAGGTGTTGGAGGCGGCGACGTAGACCAGGGTGATAGGCGAAGCGCCCACCAGGTCGCCGGCCTGCGCGGCCGTGCCGTCCTGGCGCTTGATCGCGATGGCGCCCAGCGCGTTGACGTTCAGGGTGCAGGCGCCGGTGTTGTCGGCGCCCGGCAGCATCTTCACCTCGAGGCCGTCCGCATAGGCCGTGATGGCCGCGGCCAGGTCGACCGCGTAGGCATTGGCCGGGCCTTTGTTCACGGCGTAGTTGACGGTGCCGGACTTCAGCGCCAGCTCGGACGGCAGCTTGTCGAAGGCGGCGTCAACGGACTGGTCGATGGTGTTGATGTCGCCGGCGCGCGCCTTCGTGCCCGGCGCCAGGTCGACCGGCGAGGCATAGTATTGATTCGTCATCGGGAAAGCCTTCTGTTGGAAAAGTGAATGAGCATCCCTTGCAGGGTGTGCCCAAGGTCGATCGCGCTGCTGCTGTAGAAGATCAGCGCCATGTTCAGGCCGGTGCCTTCAATGCTGAATTCCGGCGTCGTCACCAGGCGGGAGTCGTAGAAGAACCCGTCCCAATTGTCGACATCCCAATAGCCGCCGCTGCCGGTGGTTTCGCCGGTTTGCAGGCGATGGGTGCCCACGTCCGGATCGCCGTAGGAGAACTCCGGTTGGAAGCGAATCGAGGCGTAGGCCGTCGCGCTCATTTCCATGATCGCCTTGCGGAACCGCTTGCGCAGGCGCGGCGAACTGATGTTGTTGAAGGGCATGCGCAAGTAGGCCTCGATGGCCTGGCCGTCGAAGCTCGAGCCGACGTCAGCCTGGTACACATAGCCGGTGTCGGCGCCGAACAGCACCACGTCGTTGCCGGCCGCGTCTTCGCAGCTGGCGAAGCAAACCGGCTTGACCGGATAGGCCAGCTTGGTAATGCCGATCAGGCCCTGGTCGCCGAACGTCGCCACGATGCCGCTGCCGTCGCTCGAGTACAGGCGGTACTGGTTGCGGTTGCGGTAGACCACGGAGCCGATCGCGGTGGCGCGCAGCTTCGCGATCAGCGGCTGGATGGACAGGCTAATCGTGCCCTGGACGAAGTTGCCGTATGCCTGGGTGCGATCGGTGGCCACCAGGCCGCGATCGTCCAGGCCCAGCGTCTTGCTGACGGTCTGCACGGTGTACGGCAGCGCGCCCACGTCGCTCGCGATCGGCAGCAGCTGGAACGTGTCATTGGTCGAGCCGTTCAACTGGCTCGAGGCGCCGCGGGTGAAGATGGCCAGGGTGTCGCCCGGCTGCACTTCCATGCCGGTCACGTCGTCGCCCATGCCCAGCTCGTCGGCGCCGGCCAGGATCGTCCAGGCGTAGGGCGAACCGTCGCCCGAGTGCTGCACGCTGCCCTTGTAGGCCAGCCAGAGCTTTTGCTTGTGCGCCTTGATGAACTTCGGGTTGTCCGGATTCATGCCGGTGTAGATCGGCAGGAACACGGTGCCGTCGAACTCGAAAGCCGGGTTCACGCCGTCGCACGCATACATGCGCCTGGTGTCGGTGGCGCCGGTGAAGTTGTAGGTGACGAACTCGAAGCGGCCACCAGGTTGCAGGACGTTTGCCTTGTCGGCCGTCAGGACGTTGGCCACAGGCGCGCCGTTCACCTTCAGCAGCTCGCCCACCTGGAACACGCTGCCGGTGACGCCGGCGGTGGCGATCGTCACGGTACCGGCGAAGCTGTCCCATGCGCCGACGTTGACGGCCGCCCGGGACACGACAGCGGTGGCGCCGGACGTCGCGCCGGTGATGGTGTCGCCTTCGTTGATCCGCTTTAGCTGCGGCAGGATCGTAAGGCCCGCTGCCACGTCGCCCAGCGCCAGGGCGGTGCCGCCGGCGTTCAGCGACAGCTGGAAGCTGTTGGCGGTCGGGTTGACCACGTAATAGTTCGTGTTGGCCTGCGCGGTGGCCGGGATCGTGCCGGACAGGCGCACCAGGGCGCCGGCGGCGATGCCGTGCCCGACCCACTGGACGGCGCCGCCGGACGTCGTTGCGGCCTTGCTTGGCTGCTGGATTTGCAGCGATCGGCCCAGCGGCACCAGGACCCAGCCGGCCGCGGTTGATTTGTACATGCCACAGGTGGCGCCGCCCACAGCATCGCGGAAGGCGTAGACCGTGCCCTTGTACATCCAGGCGCCGCGCACTGGCCCCTGGCCAGGTACCGGCTGGATGTCGGCGCGGTAGTTGTCGGCCGCGGCGGCCAGCGCGATCGCGTCATCCTTCACGGTGCGGTAGCCGCGCACCAGGGGATCGACGGCCAGCTGGCCCACCACGACGGCGCCGACCTTGATGCTCTCGCCACGCACGAAGGCGCCCGTTACCTTGGTGACGCACACGGCGCCCAGCGCCTGGTCGACCTTGACGGCGCGGCCGGTGGCGCCCGAGGTGGCGCCGGTGACGGTGGCGCCCAGCGCGATCACGCCGGTAATGCTGCCCTCGAGGTAGGTGTAGGTCGCGGCCGAAGGCTTCGGCCGGCCGTCCAGGCGCTCGAAGCCGTCGATGCGCTGGTAGCCGCCCATCAGGCCGGGCTCGTAGTTCACGGCCTCGAGCGCGTTGCCGGGCTTCAGGGACAGGACCGGGGAAGCCAGGTCAAGGCCGCCGTAGAACTTCACGTACTGCGTCTTGATGTCGGTCTGCGGGATCGCTACTTTTCTCATGCCATAGGCTCCGGGGTGTCCCATTCGGGCAGATACACGCCTTCCATCTGCGCCAGCAGGCGCTGGAATTCGGTCTGTGCTGCGGCAAACACGCCGGCGTCGCCCTCGAATCCGCCGTAGAACATCAGGGCGCGCTGCACGATCGCGTCATGGAACTTGGCCGCGAAGATCGGCACGTCGTTGGCCGCGGCCAGGGTGATCGGCGCGCGGTACTGCTCGCCGACGATGGTGTAGATGGCGTCCGGGATCGGCCACACTTGCAGCGACTGGTCCGGGCGCTCGGTGATGATCGTGGGGCGGCCGGTGACGGTGCGGTTCTGGCCCATGACATAGACGCGCTTGAAGTCGTCGTAGGGCATGTAGCGCAGCTCCATTTCGTCGGCCACGCCGATCGCCTTGCTGTAGGCGCGCCAGTCGTCGCCGGCGAAATTCCATTCCCCGAACCCTGCCACGCCAGCCGCGGCGGCGGTGTAGATCGCGCTCGAGGTGTTGGTGTCGAAAGCCACGTCGGCGCGCAAGAATTTCCAGTCGACGTGCTTGTTCTGGATGTAGCGATACGCCTTGATGATCCAGTTGACCAGGCGCTGTGCTTCGCCGGTCTGATTGGTGACGGAAACGACAGCGCCGGAAATGCCGGCTTCGCGCGCCAGGTCCTGGCAGAGCTCGAGGAAGTTCATGCGTTACGCCTCCGACAGGATGCGAGCCAGCCAGGCCTGGCCGATCGGGTTGCGGTCGCGCATTTCAAACGGGTACATATTGCCGTTGTGGGTGTCGATGCGGGTGGTGCGGTCGCCGTTCGCGTCGATGATTTCCGGGGTGGTCACGCCGAACGGCTTGGCGCGGGCCAGCACTTCGACAAACTTGCGGCGGACGATTACCCACTCGCCGCGGATCAGGCGCTGCGGGCGGCCGTCGTTCCAGACTTCCACGATCTTCGGATCATCCAGGTTCGAGGATGCGGCCACGCGCACCAGGACCTGTTCTTCCATGAAGCCGGCGTCAGCCATGTATTTCTTCAGGTGCGGATCGTCGATCGAGTGCGACACGACGGCGTTCAGGGAATCGCGCAGTTCCTCGAGGCTGGTTTCCATGCCGAGGCCGATGCTCTTGTCCAGGTGGCCCTGGTCGATGTTCTCGCTTTCGCCGAGGCTGGTGCCGGTCAGTGCGTCGGCCGGGACGGTGGAGGCGGCGGGAGTGCGGTTGCTGCGATTGCTCATGCTGTGAATCTCCAAAAGGAAGGGGCCGTCCGAAGACAGCCCCAAGGGGTGTTACCAGGTGTTCCCGCTTGCGCGGGATCGGTTCAGGGTCGCCGGCTTACGAGGCCTGCGGGCGGTTCGGCAGGGCGATCAGGTCGGCCACCGTGTGCACGGTGCCGGCGACGTTCCAGTTGCTCACGCCGAAGGTCCAGGTGCCGCCGGCGAACGGGGTGACGTGGTTCGCCGGGTTCGCCTTGTGGACGGAGTAGGCGAAGGCGGTCAGGGTGTCCGGGATCGCCGGGAACTGCGGCGGCGCGAACTGGAAGTTGCCGTCCTGTGCGACGGTTTCGACGGAGCCCTGGACGGCCTTGACGTTGCCGGCCGCGTCCAGGCACCACACGACGACGGTGCCCTTGCCGGCGGTCAGGGTGATCGCGTTGCCGGTCACGGCGTCGGTGGTCGGGGTGGCGCCGCCGGCCACGGTGGCCTTCGAGAGCGCCTTGCCGTAGATCGCGTACAGGATCGCGCTGGCGATGGTGAAGGTGGTGGCTGCGCCGGACAGGCCGGTGAGGCCAGCCTTGGCCAGGCAGAAGTTACCGCCGATGAGTTGTTGAGCTTGCATGTTGATGCGTCCTTTTCAGAGAGAGAGGATTACTTGCCGACCTTCAGCTTGGTCTGAGCCACGCCGACAGTCGAATTGAAGTTGGTGCCGAGGCCGGCCACGGTGCCGCCGGCGGTGTCGAGCTTCTGGCACAGCGCGACGTTCGCCTGGCGCAGGGTTTCGATGTCCGCTTGCAGGCCGCCGATGATGTTGGCCAGCGCCAGCTTGTCGGCGTTGCCCAGCTTCAGCTTGCTGAGGGACTGAGCGAGATTGATGTCTGCCATGTTGTTCCTTCCTGGAAGGCGCCGGCCTGGCTAGACCGGCACCTGGTTGCGGGATTACAGGGCGGTGATGCCGACTTCAGCGACGGCCATCCAGCCCTGGTTCATGACGCCGGCGGCAAAGTAGTTCTTCGCGCCGATGTAACCACGCTGGCCCAGCGGGTCGTTCTTGTCCTTCTGGCCCGGCATGATCGCGGTGACGTCGATCGACTCTTTGCCGCGCAGCGCCACCTGTGCCCATGCGTCTTCAGCGGTGACGATGACCGGGTACACGTCGATCTGTGCGCCGGTGGTCGACACCAGGCCGGTCGCGCCGACAGCGGCGCCGGCGTCCGGGATGCCGGCCAGTTCCGGCGACAGGATGAAGCGGAACGACTCGCAGCTGCCCAGCTCCTGTTCGTGCACCAGCTTGCGCTGGCCGTAGATCGCGGTTTCCTTGAAGCCCGGCAGGTCACGGATGTCCTGCTCGACGTCGGTGCTGGCGAAGACCAGGTAGGACTGTTCGACCGAAGTGGTGCCGTACATCGGGCTTGCCGACAGCACGCCGGTGATGAACTTGCCGTGGTTGGCCTTCAGGCTGCGGGTGATCTTGCGCAGCAGCGGCAGGGTCAGCTTGGCGCTGACGGTGCTGCGGCTGGTGCCGCCGGCGTAGAACTTGTTCGTGCAGCCCTTGAAGGTGCCGTAGCGGACCATTTCGCGCACCAGGCCGAGGCGCTGGCCGGTCTGCTTCTTCATGGTGTCCACGAACACATGGCCGTCTTCGTGCATTTCCACCATCTTGTCGGTGACGGCATACAGCACGGCGTACTGCTGCATGGTCACGTCGATGTCCTGCGGCACCAGGGTGTCAGCGGCCGGGGTGACGCCTTCCTGCACGATGTGCTTCACGGCGTCGACGGTCCACTGGTTCGGGTTCAGCTGGGTTGCGCCGTAGGGCAGCATGCGGCGGAACGACACGGTGGTGCCGCTGTTCTGCGGCATCTTCTCCTGCTGGCCGGTGATGCCCAGCACTTCGACAGGGATGGCGTAGCCGAGGATTTGGCCCTTCAGTTTATTGATACGGGCGGGGGTGTTGTAACCTTGAATTGCCATGATTTGGCGTCCTTAAAAAAAGAGAGAGGGGTTGCCGATCACTTCCGGGTGTCTTGGAAACCGGAGAGGAAAGCGGCGTCTTCATCGACTGCGTTGGCGCCGGTAGCGCGGCCGGACGTGGCCGGCATCGCGTGTTCCAGCCGCTTGTCGCGTTGCTTGTTGGCGTCGGCCTGGGCTTGCGCCTGTGCCTGCGCCTGCGTTGCCCGGTTGGCCTTCCACGCTTTGAAGTCGTTGAAGGCCGGCACCAGCACGTCAGCTCGCCAGCTGGTGGCCAGCAGCTGCTGGGCCTGGGGCGGCAAGTTGGTGCGCCACTCCCTGAACTCATCGGAGCGCGCCAGGTCCTTCCAGTCGGGGTGCATCGTGTCGACTACCTGCTGGGATTGCTGGCGCAGCTCATGCTGAACTCGAGGGTCAGACAGCGGATCGGCCGGCGGCGTGTTGGCGGGCGCTGCTCCCGGTTCTCCGCTTGCAGCGCGATCGCCTGACGGATCGCCATGCGCACCAGGTGCGCCGGCGCCGCCGAATTCCTCGGCCAGGTCTTCCTTCAGCAGCTGGGCGAGCTCGGGGAACTCCGCTTCGAGTCGCTTCAGCTGTTTGACGGTCGGGGCCCGGCCTTGGGCCGCTGCGGCCTGTACGGCGTCCAGGGTCTGCTTCAGTGAGCCGATCTTGCCCGCGGTGGTGTCGCGGGTGCGGGCGAGCTCCTGTTGCAGCTGGGGCACCAGGGCGGCGGCGGCCAGTAGTGCGTCCGCCTGTGCCTTGGTGATCTGCGCCGGCGCGTTGGCCTCGGCTTCTGCCGCCGCGCGCGCTTCCGCTTCGGCCGCCTGGCGGGCAGCTTCTTCAGCTGCTGCCTTGGCGGCCGGGTCTTCTTCGCCGTTGTCGTCGTCGCCGTCCAGCTTGTCGTTCACCAGCTGCTTGCCGTCTGCATCGTGTTCCAGGGTGTTGCTACTGGCAGCGGGCGTGCCCGTCGTCGTGGCAAACCCTGCCTCGAAGTCAGCGTCAGCAGCGGCGTTCTCCGCGGCGGACAGTTCAACTACATCGTCTTGGCCATCAACTTGCATTGTGTTTCTCCACAAACAAAAGCCGCCTCGAGGGCGGCAGGTACGACAAGGGGCCGGTGCTGGTCCCTGTCACTTAGTGCTAGTCCTGGCTTTCGCCAGCGGCCAGCAAATTCTGTAGCTGCTTGAGCTCGGCAATCCGGCCGCGCAGGCTGGCGGTCTGAACCTGGTCAAGGTTCTCGCCGTCGTTCTTGCGCCGGTGTGACTCGAGGCGCGCCGCCAGGTGGCGCACCAGCTTGGCCATCAGCACGCTATTGCGGTCGGCGTGCGTGAGCTCGAGCTCGAGAGGGTCGGTGTTCGTCGTCATGCCTGGTACGCCTGTCCGTTATGGGCGCGGCCTGGCGGTTCGGTCGGCGGCGTCGTGACCTCGGGGCCGTGCGCGTTCGCCGCGGCCAGGCGCTCCTGGGTTTGCAGCTTCATCGTGGTGGCGGCCAGGTCGGCCTTCACCTGCTCGAGCGAGATTTGCCGGGTGTTGGCGTAGTCCAGCATGGCCAGGCGCTCCTTCAGCTGAAGCTCCTGCATGCGCGCCTGGTGCTCGAGCTGGGTGCGCTCGTTCTCGGCCTGGGCGAATACGCCATCGCGGTCCATATCGGTCTTGATGCGCTCCTTCTGCACCTCGGCCGCGATCTGCGCGGTTTGCACGCGGGCCTGGGCGCCGATCTTGGCCGCCTCGAGGCGCGGGTCGACCGGCGGGCCGGCTTCCTGCATCTGCTTCTGCTTGAGCTGCCACTCGGTGTCGCTGTACTGGAAGCGATCGGGGTCCAGGCGCTGGGCGCGCAGGTATTCCTTGAACCACTTCTCCGGGTTGATCCGGAAGTCCGGGTCCTTCACGAACTGCGCCATTTGCAGGATTGCCTGGTTCTGTGCATCGCGCTCAAACAGGGCGCTCGAGCCACGCGCGGCAACAATGTACTCGCCCTTCTCGTCTTCCTCGGGGCCGTACATCAGCAACCACTCGTAGTAGCGCAACAGGTGCGGCACCGTGATCCGATCATCGAACAGCTTGGCGATCGCGCGCAGCGGCGTGTTGCTGTTGTTGGTCAGGATGTTCATGCCGCCGACCGTCGTGGTGGCGCTGCCTTGCTGGCCTTGCAGCAGCATGCTCATGCCGGTGACGTCCTCGGCCATCTTCAGGCCGAAGTTGATGATGCTGAGTAGTTCCTCGGCCAGCATATCCAGCTTGATCGCGGCGAAGGCCTTGCGCACGTCGTCAATGCTGCTGTCCGGGTCCAGCTCCCACATCTTGCGCGGGCTGATGCCGTACTTGGCGCCGCGGCCCAGCGGCTTCAGGGCGCCCTTCATCATCACGAACTGCGGGCCAGCTGCCAGGCCGGCGTTGTCCATCAAGTTGCGCACGCCGGCGTTGACGATCCGCTGCGGGCTGCGCACCTGGCGCGCCACGCCGATGCCGGCCCAATGGTTCTCTCGCTCCTGCCACACCATCACGTCATACGGGAAGCTGCCGCTGTCCAGGGTAGTCAGGGCGGCCTTGATGACGCGATCGTTCACCATCGTCACCATGACCGGCAGCACCTCGCCGTCGTCGGCGTCGATGCCGGCCGCGCGCAGGTCTTCCGCGGTGGCCACGCCGTTGTAGTACCAAATCTCGTACTGCTCGCCGTCCGGCGCCTGGTAGGTGTCGTCCTCGGCAAAGCGGCGCTGCGGGCCTTCCTCGAGGCACCTGGTGATCGTGTCTTCCAGGTACATCGGCATGCCGTCGCTGTCCTTCGTGCCCTTCAGGTCGCGCAGCTGGCGCGCCGTGATCCGGTCCTTCTCCCACACGAAGCTGCCGCGGTGGATGTCCTCGCCACAGGCTGGGTCCGGGTAGAAGTTCCAGTAGCTGATGCAGCGCGATTCGGGCGCGGTCTTGTTCTGCACCTTCATGGTGTAGGTGCCGGTCCTCTCGTCGCGCACCAGGGCGCGAGACATACGCTTCGAGGGGAACGGGCCTTTCAGGATGCCGACACCCACCTTGGCCGCGTCACGGATGACCTTGCGCTGTTCGGCGCTGAACTGGCCTTCCTCGAGCCAGTCCTCGATGCGGGTCTTGGCCTTGGCCACCTTGGCGCGGGCTTCGTTGACCATCTGCGTTGCGGCCTCGCCGATCGTGCCAGGCGCGCCAGGCTTCAGCGCCACGCCAGGCGGCGGCGTCAGCGGCTTGTCGCTGCCCATGAGGGCGATCACGTCCGGCATCGGAGTCGGGCGCAGGTCCCAATTCGCTTCATCGGTCGGCAGCAGCATGTCGCACGCGCGGCCGGCGCTGAAGTCGACGTAGGCCCGGGTGATGTTCATGAAGACATTCGAGCCGGCCGCTTCGTCGGTGCCCGTCACGGCCGTACCGCCCACGCCATTCGGGTCGCGCGGCTTCAGGGTGACAGTCTCGTTCCGGTTGGCGTTGTCGATGCCTTCGTAGTGTTCCTCATCCTGGCGCCACAGGTCTTCGATGCCGGATGCACGGCGGGCCTCGATCGCGCTGTTCTTCTTCGTGGCCAGGGCGGCGCCGAAGGTGTCCAGGCGGGCCTGGCGATCGGCCTCCTGCTCGGCCTGGCGCGCGGCGCGTTCCTCCGCGGTGAATACGTCTTCCTCATCCTCGACGGCCAGCGCCAGGCCGGTCGGCGTCTTGTCCAGCTGGGCGCCGGGCAGCTGGTCGACGGCGCCAGGCTGGCCAGGTGCTCGCATTGCAGCGCGCCGGCGTGCGTCTTGTTTAGTGCTCATGGGTGTTTCCTTATCAGTAGCCTACGCCAGGGTCATGCGGGCGGCGGACTTCAACTTCGGGCTCGGGCTCGCGATCGCGGGGCTTCACGTTCTCGGCGAAGGTCAGGGAAAGCGCGTCAGCGATGTCAGGCGACAGGCCGCCGCGCTTCTTGATGTCTTCCTTCTTCTCGATCTTGATGCGGCTCTTGCTGTCGTAGGTGTAGCCGGGCTCCACCAGGTCGGCCTGCATCTCGTCGCTGTCCGGGATGCGCACCGGCTTGGAGTTGAACCAGTCGCGCATGCGGGTCCAGCACTCGGCCCGCTTGTTGTAGTACTTGTCGTCTTCGTCGGCGCTCTCGCTGGCCTGCACGCCAACAACGACGTCGCCGTAGCCCAGCTCCTCGAGGCGGTCATAGATGCCCACGCCGAGGCCCACGATGTCGATGAAGACCTTTTCAGGCTTGTCCTTCTCGATGATCGCGGCCAGGATGCCGGCAACCTGCATCGTGTTCTTCTGCGCCAGCAGCCGGACGTTGTAGACCACACGGCCGCGGCGCCACACGATCGCGGTGCGGTCATCGCCGTAGCGGGCCGGGTCGCAGCCCACCAGCAGCGGCACAGCGATGCTCGGCGCGATCGTGCGTTCCTTGCGCGCCGCCAGGATGGCCGGGATGCTGATGAGGCTGTCACGCTTGGCCGCTACGAAGGCTTCGGCCGCGGTGTTCGGATACTCCTGCTGGAAGCGGGTTTCGTCGCCCTTGAAGTCGTCGGCGATCTTCCGCCGGCGGAAATACAGCTGGCCATCCGTCAGGCCGAACAGGTGGCGTAGGTTTTCTTCCTCATCCGTCGCCATGAAGTCGCGCGGCGGTGTCTCGGTGTACTCGTCCTGCCAGAACCAGGGCACGAAGATGGCTTCGTACTCGGACTCTCCGCGCTCGGCCATGCGCCAGCGGGTATGGAAGTCGCCGCCGACGCCGTTGGCGGTCGATTCCAGGATGATTTCGGTGTCGTTCATCTTCGAGATTGCCTGTCCTAAGCCGGGCCAGATGGTGTCGGGGTTCGGCCAGAAAGCCACCTCCGAACCGTGGAACAGCTGGATTGCCTTGCCGCGGCCGACCTGCTTGCTGCCGGCGGTGGCCACGCTGTAGCGGGATTTGAGCCGGCTGAAGACCAGTTCCTTGTCGTTCGACGTGCCGACGACGGGCTTGACGAACTCGGGCAGCGCCTCATGCATCATCTTCGTCATGTTGAAAAGCGTGTCCGTCGAGTCGGCCAGGTGCGTCAGCACGTAGGCGGTGCGGCCCTTCCGGAAGCTCTGCTTGTGCATGAACCGGGCTTGCACGTAGGTGCTGATGCCCTGCTGCCGGCCCTTCAGGACCAGCACGCGAACCCTGCCCTTCTCCTTCAGCTGCTTCTCGATCCGGTAGTGCACGTACAGCTGGGCCTTGTTCAGGGCCAGCGGCACCAGGTCGCCGGACTTGTCGATGATCTGAAGGCAGCGCGGCGCGTAATAAACGAAGTCGTCCTTCAGGCGTAGGCGCTTGGCGTTGCGCGCCGCCTCGAGGGCCGCCGGGCTAGTCAAGGCTGTCGAGCCAGTCCTCGAGGGTTCCGGCCCCCTTCGGCTTGCTCGGGTCGTCTGACAGGCCGTAGGCTTCGCGCTCGAGCGCCACCAGGGTCTTCAGGGTGTCGGCCAGCTTCTTCATGCTGTCGATCCTCGAGCCGGTCGACATCGCGCGGTCGAAGGCTTCCAGCAGGCGCTGGCGCCGGGCTTCGTCCGCCTTGCTGGCGGGATCGCTGCCGACGATCGGCGGCCCGGCCACCAGCTCGGCCAGCTGGTCGAACAGCTCGCGGCTGAAGGTTTGGTCCTCGAGCTCGTACAGCATCGACATCGCCAGGTGGCGCGATCGCTGAATGTCTTTCCGCTGAGACAACATCACGCCGGCCACCAGGTCAGCGTTCGCCTCGATGATCGCGGCGTCGTTCGGGGTGGTTTCAGTTGAAACTAGCGTTGAAACTACCGCGGCTGAAACCTTGGCCTGGGCGCTGGCCTTGACCTTCTCGCGCAGGTCGCGCGGTATCTTCAGGTCCTTGAAATGCTTGTTGATCGCCGTGTGGCTCACCTTGTCGCCGGTGGCGGCCTCGTAGTCAGCGGCCAGCTGTAGCACGCTCTTAACGTTGGCGCGCCAGCCTGGTTCGATCCGCGCCCAATCAATGGTCTTGCGCTTGCTCTTGCCAGCTGCCGGCGCGTCGACCTGTTTCTGATTGGTAACGGATTTCGGCATGGTTAGAACTTCCTGGGTGGTTTCAGGTATGCGTGGTAGCCGGCGTCCTTGATGCTGGCGTTCAGCGCGGTGCGGCGATCGGGGTGGACTGTCACCAGCTTCACGAACAGCGGCAGGGGCATGTATGCGCAGGCCTCGGCCGTCGTGGCGTTGAACACCTTCGTGAGGATCGCCGGGCGATCGCCACCTTGCTCGACTATCAGGACGGTATCGCCCAGCTCGATGACGGGCATGGTTCAGGCTCCGCGGTTGAGAGGGCTGCGCACCTGGTTGAAGCCGGCCATCAGGTCGGCCGCGTCCTTCTCGGTGCTCGAGGTGCCGGCGCCATCGCCGTCGTCAGCCTGGCCGGTGAGCATCTGCTCGGCCAGCTCGAGGGCGCCGTCGACGTCCTTGGCGGGCTGGCCAGCGTCGTCCTGGCCTTCCGGGTAGACCATGAAGGAACCGTCAGGCTGCGATGCGATGCAGACGACAGGGCCAGCTGCGGCCGGGGCGGCGCCAGGTGCGCCAGGTGCGCCCATCGGGGCGGCTTGAGTCGGGTCCATCATGGTCTTGCTTCCTTGTTACTGTGCTGCCGGATCGGCGGCGGGTTGCTCGGTGGCGGTGTCGATCGGCGCGGCCGGTTCGGTGCTGGTGCCGGTGACGGTGATCGCGTCGGCCGGCTCGACGCCAGCGGCCACCTGGTCAAGCGCCAGGTTGACGATGAGGCCTTCGGTGGTCGGCTGCGGGGCCGGCTCGGTCGGCGCCGGGCTCGGGGGCTCGAGCGCGCTGCCCGGCTCGGTTGCCGGCGGTTCGGTGGCGGGCGGCTCCGTGGCCGGCGGTTCGGTCGGCAGCGGTGCGGCGCCGAGGCGTTGCCAGTTCTGCGGGTCCGGGATCGCGGCCAGGAAGGCCTGAACCTGTTCCTCGTAGTCGAAAATGCATTGCTGCTCGGTGGTGGCGTTGACCAGGGTAATCACGCCATCAACGGCCGCGTCGGGAGTGGCGAAGCCACCAGCAGACGCCAGGCCGGCGGCCATCATCAGCGCCAGGGAGCGACGATATTTAAAGATCATGGGAATCTCGGGTTGAAGTTGAGGGGAGTGCGGCCGTGCCCGTTCTGCGCGCAGGTAGAGCTCTACGTCAGGTTCCACATCGTCACGGCCGCGTGCGGCGCTTATTTCCAGCGTGACCGGCGCCAGAGCTGCATGGGAGTCGTCCGCTGCCCATACCGAAGAAAAGAGCCAGGCCCGAAGGCCCGGCGAAGTCGCGCGCCTGAGCTAGGTGCTGCGCGAGAGAGACAAGGGAATCGCCGTTACCAGGTTGCTTGATGCGGGCGGATAATTCTGTGCGTCGATGGTCGAAAAAAAAGCCCCGGTGAAGGGGCTTTTTGCTTGGGGACAATTGTTGACTGTATCGAAGTTCTGATTCTGCCGCACACTATTGTGCGGAGTCAATTGATTTCCTGTGCACAATCTCGATTTTATCCACAGTCAGGCCGGCAAGGCGATGCCAAGTTCCTCGACGCTGGCCTCATAGTTGGCGTGCGCAGCATCGCAGGCCTCGCGGCGATCCTGGGGCGTTTCCAGCTCGCAGGCGATGCGCAGGTCTGCCATGTAGGTGTCATAGATGCTTTGCAGCGCGTCGGCCAGCTTGATCGCCTCATCGCGCGGCAGGGCCGGGCCGGACAGCATCTTGGCGTAGGGCGCCATGTGGCCGCTGTTGGTGCGGTGCCCGTCGATCACGTTGAACAGTGGGTTGCAGTTGCCGGCCGCCTGGATGATGTTGAAACGCGGGTTGATGTGCATGACGGGCTCCGATTAGAAAAGCTGCTTCGATTGGGCTGCGGCCAGGCGCAGGTCGTTGTAATCCATGCGCTGAATCTTCACCAGGCTCTCGACGTAGATGGCCCAGCCGGCTTCGTCGTGCTCGGCCGGCTTCGGCAGGTCGCGGCGCAGCTGCTGGCGCAGGGTGGCGCAGTAGTTCAGCAGGGCCTGGCCAGCTGCATCGGGGGCGTGTTGGGTGGTGGTGCGCATGGGTCTGTCTCCTGTTTCGGCCGCACGGCGCGGCCACAGGTGAGACTATGCCAGGATTCGGCTAACTCTGCAATATGTTGCAGTAACTTATTGCAGAGTGGCCCGGTTCAGTAGGTCGACAGGGTGCCGATCGCGCCGGCCTTGGCCAGCTGGCGCAGCTTGTCGGCGCGGCGCCCGCGCTTGAGCTCGGCCTTGGTGATGCGTTGCAGGTCCAGCAGCGTCAGGGCCGGCCGCGGCAGCTCGACGGGCACCAGGTCGGGCCAGGAAACGATCGTGGTCCAGTCCTGGCCAGCTGGGTCTATGCCGAGGATCACGGCGCCGGTACCGGTTCGCACGGCGGACTGGTAGCTGGCCATGAGGGCGGCCGGCGTCGGCGGCGACGTGATGAACCTGAAGCTCTCGACGTGGCCCAGCTCGCCGGTGAAGTGCGGTTCCGTACCTGGTGCGTAGGCGTCCGGCCGGCGGTGGTACCTGGCGCGGCTCTGCTCGACCAGGTACCGGCCGCGCGCGGAGAACTCGGCGAACGTGCCGCCCCTCAATGCCCGGCGCGGCATCGACCACAGGCGTTTGAAGCCGGCGGCCGTCATCGTTCGCGCCAGTTGCCGCACCTGGCCTGAATCGCCGGCAGGTCGCCACCACACACACAGCGGCCGCCTTCGGTGCAGTAGCCGGCCGCCCGGCCGCCGCGCTGCTCGTAGCTGCTCATGGCCAGCTTGATCTGCTGCGCCAGGTACGTGCGGCCCACTCGCCGGCCCTGGATCGTCACCAGCTGGCGATCGTCCGGCCGGCTGGCCAGCACCACAATCGACAGGCAGGCGCCACAGCCCATGAAGCGCAGGCCCTGGCCTTGTGCGGTATCGCTCAACGTGTGGTTGAGGCATCGCGGACACACGCCGGCGCGCGCCTCGCGGTCCTGCTTGTCGGTCAGCAGCGGCACCTGGTCGACGTTCAGGAAGTTGCCGCGGTGCGAATGGGCGATCTGATAACGCTCGAAAGACTGGCGGCCCGGGGCGGTCGACATTTCGGCCTCGATGCGCATGGCGATGTTGCCGCTGGCCGCGTTCTCGCCCTCCCATCGGCCTTGAATCAGCGGCGCGGCCTTCCCTTCCGGGATGCGGCCCTTGGTGTAGTCCCTGGCGATCTTGGCGGCCAGCGCCAGCGTTTCGTCGCGCTCGGCCAGCTGCTTCGTCACGTACTGCATGCCGCAAACCTGCACGCCTTCAACGAAGCAATCGACGGTGTGAACGTGTTCAGTCATGTTGGGCTCCGGGTTGCTATGGCCGCGTCCATCGCGCGGTCCAGGTCTTCCTTCGTGGGGGAATGGCAGGCGTCCAGGATCGGGCCTATCACGTCTTCCATCGCCTTGCGGGCCGGCTCGTCCTGGGCGGCCGTGAACTCGCACCAGGCGCGCCAGCGGCCGGCGTCGGCGTCCAGGCTGGCCAGCTGGCGGCCGGCTTCCTTGCAGGCCCATTCAACAGCGGCCATCCAGATGCCTTGCGCACGCGCGG